CACATATTGAATGGAAAACGCTTCAACAAAACGCGATGGATAGGGTGCGCCATAGGCGCGTCAGAAAGCCCACCACGTTTATAAAGTTGAACGAAGAGCAGGTTATGGAAATACGGGCCGCGCGGGGTTTTGTAAGACAGAAAGACCTTGCCAAACGGTTCGGCGTCAGCACCCAAACCATCGTCAGCATACAGCGCCGACGCACCTGGAAGGGGCGCGGTGAAGGATCAATGTTTCAGATGGCGTTCGATGCGATATCTGCGGAGGTTTCGAGGGAACGGTCGCCATGGACGAGCAATGACGTTGAGAAGCTCGTATATAGACTGTTCGACGCCATCAGTGAGGCGACGGCCTTCGTTACACAGAAGGTTCCAGACCGGCTTGCTTCACAGATATCCCGCGAGGATATGCTTGACATTTGGCGGAGCATGGCGATCGCGGCTAAGGAAGATCGATAGGCTTTGGAGTAAATTGGCGAGATGAAAGTCAACGATGTGACAGGGCGCATTTTGGCGTGGCGCAAACAGAATCGTGACCTTCTCGCGAAGGGATACGAAGAAGTTGGCGAAGGCGGTGGAAAGCTGTGGGAGCTTTACCGTGGGGGCCGCACCCGCCATCGTATCGTTGACGCCATCATAGCGGTAGATGGCAAGTCCGTTTATGTGAAGTGTGAACCCTGTTAAGTAGCTTTCGCGATTTCCTTATAACGCTCAGCCGCGTACCGCTGCTGCGCCTGCCTACGGTAGTACAGCCGAGTGATTTCGTCCTCGGCCGCCCAAACGCTGGTAGGGTCATGCTCATAGCAGAGACGCTTGGCAAGGTCTTCTATGTCCGTCAACGTCGTTCTACGATCCATCTCAACGCGCTCGTGCTCTGGAGTGCATGCTCGACCAACTCGACATAGCTCAGGTCGCAAATCTTGATGCCTTGGTGGAGTAGTTCCCAGGTTGGCGTCTTTCCATCCGGGCCGAGAGAGACGCGGATTCGAAGCTTGTCGTTCATTCAGGGGCATCCATGATTGCAACACGGCAGCGAGAAATCTCGCCAAACTGTTGATGATAGGTGATTGTCTGGATCGATCTGCCGGAGAGGAAACCGGAGCCCCAGTGCCACGCATCTTGCGGGATCGGGGCTTGATGCGTCTCGGTGATGACGCCGTTGCCTTCTGTGGCGGTCTTGGCTGTGTGGTGGAGGTGGAAGCCATGGACGTAGCGGAACCGCGTCTGGCCCCAATCCTCAGCCTTCCGATGCGCCATGATGGCCGGCATCTGCGCGACTTTGACGGTGTGGCCGTGAGTGGCACCGAGCAGCACAAGGCCGTGCCGAAACCAGAAGAACAGCGACGGGTCAACGTCCACAGTCACGCGTGGTTCGTGGCGATACCAGGCAAGGAGGAAATAGGCGAGCGCGACCGACGAATAGGGATCATGATTGCCGGGGAGGATGCGAACGACAACGCGCTCATTGCGCAACAGGGCCGTGTCCGTGGTTCGCACGAACAGCCGGCATGTGACGCCAAGCACCTTCTGATGCCTGCCATCGACATCGAGCGCGTGGCCAGAATTGGCTGTCCGGTTGTCGTTGGTGTCGGCATGCATCTGGTCGCCGCCGCCGAGGACAATGCATATCCCTGCTGACGGAGAGCGCCATATGGCTTCCTCGACGCTTTGGCCGATGACACGCTCGGCTTTGTCGAGATCCCAATTCTCTGAGGCTTCCTCGCCCCAGATATAAACCCCGGTGTGCCAGTCGTTGCACGGGAGAAGATTGAGGAGATCGGAATTGGCAGCGGTTGGTGGCGGGGTTGGCTCGGCTCTGCCGGCGAAATCCTCGAAGGCGGCTTTGATGGCCTCGACCGTCGCGACGGGATCGGTCCCCTCTCGCGTCTTGACCCATTGCTGAACGGTGCGGCCATCGGCGTCCAGCAGGGCAGAGACGCCCTTCACAATATGGCCGTCAGGGACGGCAAACTCCTCTCCAGGTTCAGGCTTCTGCTGAATCCATTCGCGCTGAAGCTCGCCATTGGGGCCGAGTTGCGTTGATGTTCGATGGAGATGATATCCAGGAAGGACGGGCTTGGTGCCCATCATTCCGAATTTGGAAGCGGCTTTGAGCATCCTGTAGAAAGATGATTCACTGCTTACGCCCATAGCCTTGGCGGCTTCTTTTTTGCTGCCATAGCGTTGGAAATACTCGACGGCACGCGCAGCCGTGTCTCTGTCGAACCCTGGGTTCGGCATGCCGTCACCTCTTGGTTGGTTGAAGGGTGGCGTAGTTACTGGAGAGAAATCGCGGGCTGCTCGGGAGCCTTGGGTGGCTCGCCCGTCACTGGCGCGGGGCCGTCATAGGCGACACCCCCGTCCTCGCCGACGTTCATCTTGACGGAGCCGGGCTGGCCCTGGCCGGCGTCTTGAGCGCCTTGCAGCTCGTTGGCTGCTGATGTGCTGTATTTGAGCCGGTAATAGCGCGGCTCGGATGCGCCGTCGTCGATGAGCACCCATATGCCGACATCAACGACGATCTTGGCGCCGAGGACGGTGTATTTTCCAGCAGGAACCGGAGTGAAGCGTGGGGTTCCAGTTGGCACCCATAGGGCGCCAGCCGCAATGATGGCCGACAAAGGCAGCAGTAGAGCCGCCAAGCGCCTTCCTGCCAGCCATGCGTAGAAGCTCATGAGCAACGACAGCCCGAGCCAGATGGAAGCCAACTGGATCATAGATCAAACCATGAGTAACGAGGGTCGGGTTCGCCGCGATTGACAAACCCCTTCTTGTCGGCCTCCTCCACACAGCCATCGCAGATTGATAGCTCAAGATAACTTCCGTCCATCGGATCGAAGTAGCTTGACCCATAGGCTCCGCGCGTATGAAATCCGAGCCCGTCTACAGGCTGGTGGCATCCCTTGGAGATGTTTTGCATCTCCCGCTCGCACTTGATGCAATGAAGGGTTTTCATTCGTCACCCATGTACCAAAGCCCAACCGCCGAGAAAATCACGCAGGCAATGAAGAATGTGAGGAACGCGACCGCTGCCCAGATCATGCGCCAGCGCTCCGAAGCGGAACCGCTACTTCGTTCACCGAGCCGGGAACGACCTTGCCGTCACGCAATTGGAACTGCGCTATTGTCCGTTCCTGCTTGTGCTTTATCGTCAGGTCGCGTTCGAGGAGAAGGTGATAGCCGAACTCGTCGCCGAGCCTGATTTCGGCATGCACCATGACTTCTGCGTCATTTATCGAGAAGCCATGCAGATTGAATACCCAGCGGCCATCGGGAAGCCCGCGAGCAAATTGGCATTCGAGGCGCGGGCGCGAGAGCGCATCCTTGCCGAGATCATCCCGAACAAGGTCAAGCACCTCGCCGTTCTTATTCGCGTAGCCGGTAGCGATCTTCTGTCCCGGCGCCGTGCCCCACAGGTCAACGTCATTGCTTCCGACCCATGAGATGCAGACCATGAGGTCTCCGGGCGGTTTTGTAGCGTCGGGATTATTCTTGGCAATCGGATTGATCTGCGCGAGGACCAGCACGACAAGAGCCGTCAGCCCGAGAAGGAAGTTCGATAGGATGTCGCGGATAAGGGTAAAGATCACTTGCCGATCACCCAGGCGTTGACGCTAATCCAGAGAGCCGCCACGGCGCCGACGAGGCTGCTGCAGAAGGCGACGCCCATGCCGGCTAGGAGATTGCTCGCGACCTTCTGGACGCCCTCAGCGGTGCCGAGAGCGCCCGTATCGATGCCATGCATGGCAAGGACGAAGCCGATCAGGTTGCCGATCAGCCCGAGCGTGACCAGCCAGACCTCGACGCGCTCGATGTGGCCTGTCTTGCCTAGGAAGATGGCCGCGATGCTGGCAACGAACAGAGCGGCGATGCCGTAGCTCAGATGTGATACGTCGTGGGTGAAGACGAAGCCGACGTAACCAAGCCACCACGCCCAAACGATGAAACAGGCGAAAGCGAAATTGAGCGTGAAGAGCTTGATCATTGGGCGGCCACACTTACGGAGCATTTGGGGAGGAGGAATTTGGCTGGGATCAGCAAGAGCACGTTCTGCTCGTCGCCTTCGGTTGCCGAGGGCACGCGAACGCTAGCCAGATATTTGCGAAGCGGCGGGGATAGCTCCTCCAGCCACATCTTCCAGAGCTTGCGGGTTTCGCGCCTGGCGGTTTTCGTGCGAATGACCTTGCCATTGATCTGCTGGAATGGCTTGTGGAAGGCGAAGGTGGCACCTTCATCAGCGCAGGCGCGAATTCCGGTGAAGGAGGTAAAGAGCACCATTGTGCAGGCCGAGGCGCAAATGCCGTGGAAATGGATCTCGGTCCCGGCCGCAGAGAGGGCCGCGTACTTGCGGTAATATTCCCCAACGGAGCCGCCGGGATCGTCGGTGATGTGGATGACGGAGGGCGCCGGAGCGGGCTCTGCGTGGGCCCGGATAACCATCGTTACCGACATGATCGTGAAGAACGCAAACGCCAGAAGAAGAATGCCAAAAGCAACCCAAAAACGAGGGTGTTCACCGCGCATGGCAGTGTTCCTTTACGATTGGAGGGAGGATGCTGCTCAGGAGGGGCGGCGCGTTGGGCGCTGCGGCATCTGCTGATGCTCAATGATGCGGTCGATGCGCTCATTGAGGCTGTGAACGTCGGTTTTTACGCCATGCACGGCGGAGATGATCTGGTCTGTCGTTTCGCGAAGACCGGCCTTGGTGATGTAGGTTTCCGCGACGTGCAGCTTGTGGGCGGCTAAGTCTGATCGTATCTCCGTCATAACGGAACTGACGCGCCAGTAGGCGGTTCCGACTGCGCCTGCTACGGCAAGGATGAGATACACCATCTGTTCTGGCGTCATTTACGGCCCCCAATGGCATTCGCGATAGCGCCAAGGCCGGCCACTCCACCGCCAACATAGAAGATGTTTTGGAACACGATGTCCGCATACTCTTTGAGCTGCGGAGGGAGAGCAGCGGCATCAGGGAGAGCGCCGTTGCAAAGGCTGTCAAGCATCCCCCAGCCGAACCATGCGGCAGTCGGAACGGCGGCGATCAGCCATGGAACCCAGAACGCCTTATGAGACATGCCAGAGGTGACGACGCTGGCGGCCGTCTTCTGCTGCTCAAGCAGGGCTTGGTAGTGCTGAATGGTCACGTCGGCGGCAATGCGATCGGCATCGTTCTGGGCGGATAGCTTGGCCTTATACGCGGTATTCAGCCCGTCGAGGATCTTCCCTATTGGGTCGATGCCAAGAAGCTGGAGCAGCCAGCCCATCAGATCCAGAGTCCAAACACGAGCCCGAGCGCAAAGCTGGCGCCGGCTACAATGAGGAAAGGCTTGGCCTGCTCGATGATCTGGGTGAATACGGCTTTGAGATTTTCCATCACACTTGCTCCTTGTAGAGGCCAAGCTTGGCCGAGGCCCAATGCCAAAGTTCAGTCGCTCCAGCGATGGCAAAGCCAATGCCAGCTTCGACCGCCATCTGGACATCGGGATCGGTTGAGAACACGGAGGCGTCGTCGGCGCCCATCAGGCCGCGCGTGACAAGAACCATGGCGAGGTAACGCAATAGGATGCGGACGGTTATGCTCATGGGGAAACTCCTGCGGCCTCTGCGGCATAAGCCTTGGCGCGCTCGCGGTTGATGTAGGCGCGGTAGATCAGGAAGCCTGCGACCACTGCTGCGATAACGAGGAAGACAACCAGCGACCCGGTGAAATGGCCCGACCCGCCACCAGCAACCGCAACACCGCCCGCGCCCTTGCCTTGGTTGGCTGCCTTCTTGGCAATCGATGTGGATTCGTTCTGGAGGGTTTTCTTGACCACCTGTTCATTGCCGGGGATTGCCATCGCCCACGCAACGCCCTTTGCCTCGACGGAGGCGACACGAGCCGCCCAGCCCTTGCCGAAGTTCTTCCAGATTTTCAGGCCCTGCATGAAGCTGAGGCGCTTGGCGCAGAGGCGCTTGACGGTCTCGACATCCGAGCCGCCTACGGACGCTTTGAGCCATCCGAGCGCCCTGCCCGGCCCCGAGTTCACCGATGCGTCGAACGTGACCAGATCAACCCCAGAGGCCAACCCATCGCCATTCACAGGCTTCCAGAAGTCATCACGGTAGATAGACGCCAGGTCATCATTGGAGATGGCACGAAGATCTGCCTTGGAGGCATTCGGATGGCGGCGGCGGAATGTGGCGAGGGTTACGCCTTTCATCGTGGCGCCGCCCGGATCAGCCGGATTATCTGCCCAGCCGCCCTCGTATTTTAGGACGACATCAAGCGCCCGCGCAAAGTTGCGGTCCATGGAAACCTCTTGGGGTTTATTTGGTGGTGTGTTAGATTCCGCTTCTTTGGCGGAGGATTTATTGGACGCTCTTGTGAAAGCTCAGACTTGCGACCGGTGCCATGGCCTCGGCAAAGTCTTCAGATGCCCTGAATGGGAAAAGACATTCGGCGAGTGCTGCCCGGAAGGAAGTCACAAGGCATCCTGTCCGGGCCGGTCATTTGATTGCAGGGCGTGTGATGGAAGCGGAATCGCCCACCATCTTGGGGAACAGATCGACGCGACCGCCTTGGAAAAGGCTGCCGAAGCCTTGGGTGGAAGCGAATGGGAATATTCGAACGACAAGCCACGCTTCCGCAGAGAGGCAAAGGACTGCGTAATCGCCTATCTGGCGGCAGTTCGTTAAGCCGACGCGCCCCTGATCACATTGTAATTGATCACGATAGCGCCAGTTTCCGCCGTGGCGGCGTGACGGTTTGCAACGACGATATCAAACGCTCCCGCCCGGACACCCTGCACCTTGACATCCGTCTGATCCGTCGTGGTGCCGGATGCTATTGACACATCGATGGTGTCGAGCGCGGTCACCGTCGAGTTCGTCACCGTGAACTTTGCCGTAGAGGCGGCTGCGAGCGAGGTAGTGTTCGTCGTGATCTGACCGCTGGTCTTGTTGAGAGTGACGCCCGTCGTGCGGGACGTTGCCTGCGTGACAGTGCCGCCAGCCCCGGTCGTGTACCCAAAGACGCCACCGGAGAAAAGCACGGCGCCCGAGAAGGTCAACACGCCAGCGGTATGGGTGACGGTGTAATTGCCATTGTTGAAGTTGATGACGCCGCCAGTGGCAAGGAACAAATCCGACCATTGGTTGGTGGTGTTGCCGAGCGCGCCGCCATCATTTGAGCCGGGGGTGATGGTCCCCACAAACGAACCGCCCGTGGAAAACGAGAAAGTTGCCCCGAGTGTGAGGGCGACGACCAGCGACCCGGCCAGCATCCTGGCGAAGTTTATCTGCGCATCCTCTGTCGCCGCTACCGGATCGAGAATTGTTCCGGTGATGTAAGCGTAGTTGGTCTTTGTGGCGGCGGAGTTTCTGCCGTACCACAAGAACCCACCAAGGCCGTCGCTGACCGCAGGAGATGCAGAATCGCGGAAGACATCGTAATATGGCCCATTGCCCGCGCCGGCATCCGTGCATTCCGCCGAGATCACAGATGTGAACTGAGCCGACGTGCGGAAGGTGACAAGCTGGTTGAAGACACCCGGCGTGTTGCCAGCGCCGAACGTGCCGGTTCCGGCATCGGTGATTACCGCCGTCACATCGAACTTGTTGTCCCAATGGATGAGCGTGTTGGTGACGCCCCCGCCGATCTGGATGTGCCCGACCGCGCCGACTGCAATGTCATTGTCAACGATGCTGCTGGCCGCCCCAGAGGTGTTGAGGCGGATCGAGTAGTTCGCCGCCGTCTGCCCGAGGCCAATCATCACCGAGTACAAGGGCTGGATGGTGTTGCGGGTGATGCGGGTGTTAGGACAGGCCTGCGCGTACAGGAGTGCGTTTGTCGTTCCCGTGTAGCTGCCCAGATAGGACGGGGTTTCCATCCAGTTGCTATCGATGATCGCGCCCGTGATGTTCAGGAGATAGATGCATTCCGAGCGTGTGGTGACGTTGTTGTTACGGACGACGAGCTGGCGCGCGCCCGTCTTCAGCGCATTGACCAGAATACCGATGCCGTTGCCGTTGATCGTGTTCTCCAGGATGGTGATGGAATCGCCACCGTCCTTGATCACAAGACCATTGTTAAACCAGTTGCGACGGATCGTGCAGGAGAAGATGCCGACCGTGGACCCGGTGCTATCCCAGGAAGCACCGCCCGAGGTGCCGGAGAGATAGCAGCCGACCATCTCCCAATTCGACAGATATTCTGCCCCGGTCGAAGCGTATTCGATGCCATAGTGGGCACCGGCATCGGTCGAGATGATCGAAAGATATCGCATGCCATACCACGTATTGTTGTTGGAGATCCCGGTGGACGGGACAAGGCTGATCGCCGCGCCAGTCGTCGTGGTAATGCCGGAAGTGAAGGCCGACACACCCTCAAGCACGATATTGTTCGAAACGCTGATCGTGCCGTTGATGGAATAGAGCGCCGGGAAATAGAGATAGCCGGTATAGCTCTGGGCGAAATTCACCGCAGCCTGGATAGCGGTCGTGTTCGCGGTTGCCGTGGCGGAGGTGGATGCGCCGAAATATTCGACAGTCAGACGGCTATAGACGCGCACCCATGCGCCGGCCGACGAAGCAATGGCCATGGCCTTGACATACACGCCTTCCTGCGTGTCGGCGGTGACTTGCGCGCTATAGTCGCCAGCCTTCCACATGAAGATGCCTTCGCGGCCGGCCTCAGTTAGGAACGCCGTGGTGTCCTTGGTGGTGTCGAGTGCCTTCAGAGCAGTGCGCGTGGCGACGTACGGAGCCGCGTCAATGCTGTTGCGGACATCTTCAGCCCCCGCCATGGTGAGCAGCGAACGGCCATATGGCTGTGTGCTCAGAGCCGCGATTGCAGCAAGGTCCGCATCATAGGCCATGACCGGCTGACTAAAGGCGATGCTGGTTGAGCCGATCGAGATAGGATCAGACGTGGAGACTTGCCACCAGCCGGTGCCTACAGAACCGGAGACGACATTGACCATCGTCCCCATCTTCACATCGCGGTTGCTGGAGAAGTCCTTGGCGCGCGACCAAACTCCCGTCGAGACCTTCCAGATGCCGTTATCCACACCGCTTGTCTGGTTCTTGACCAACACGCGATCATCCGTGACCACCGCCACGCCATCGATGGTCTGCTCGCCGGAAAGCGTGATGTTGGCAGTGGTTGCGACCTTGCACGGGCCTTTGACTGCGGTCGAAGAACTAAGCCCGTCAGTGCGGTCGATCTGTATAGAGGTCACTTGGCGCGCTCCATGAATAACCACTCCGAGACGAGCGGCCTTGAAAAATCTTGGGATTTGGAGTTGAGTGCTCGGCCATGGTTGAAAGAATGGCCTTTGAGTTCATCATCGCGTCGCTGATCGGCGCGGTCGTCTTTGCGATAATCGGGTACTTCGCGCAGGCCGATGGGGGCCTGAGCTTCTCTTACTGGATCGGTACGCCTAAGCCCGGCCCATGGGCCTTGGTCGGGGGCATGATCGGTTTCGGGCTACGGTTCCTTCGCCGTTGAGCCAACCCGTCGCCACCTTGGTATTTACCGCCTGGACGCTGGCTTTCGTCTTCGGCATCTATGTCTGGACAACCGGCAAGGCTAAAGGCTTCGGCTATTTGCTTGCCGTGTGGCTTGGGCCATTCGTGGTCGCTGGGGCTTTCGCCGCGTTAATTGCCTTCGACCATTCCTATTGAAACGGCTGTAGCGGCTTGATCATCATCTTCTGGCCGTACTGCGATTGCCGCTTGGATTCCGTCTTCCTGATATAGCCTGGGGTCGCCACTTCATGCAGCGAGTTCAGGAACAGGAAATCCAGCGCAGGCCGCACATAGTAGAGGTTCACGAACGGCGTGTTCTGCGTGGCGTAGTTCAGCCAGTCGGCAAGCTTCACCTGTTCATCCGAACTCACCGACGCGTCGCGGGCCTTGAGGATCAGATCCACCAGCCCGGAGCCGGCGCCTATCGTAGGGCCAAGAGCTGCATCGAGAGGACCGCCGCCAAAGCGATTGACGCGGCTGAAGAGATAATCGCCATAGATACCGGCAGCACCACCTTGAACGAATGCAGCACCCCATGTCTTGGGGTCGGTCGGGTCACGCGGCGGCCAGTAGCCTCGGGTGAAGTCCTTCATCGTCATTGCCGCATAGCCGGCCATGGTGAGGCCTGCCAGCATCGTTCCGATATGGGCTACCTGATCTAACCTTGCCCCCTGCCTGAAGCCAAACGCAGCCCGGCCCATGGTGCGTTGCGCAAAGGCTACCGGGAAACCCTTGAACTGCATGATGAAGCGAAGGCCCTCGCCCGCCATCGTACCCGGACGCGTTCCCCATGTGGTCGAGCGGCGCGAGCGCGCATCGGTCTCGATCACGCCATACGAGGTTTCATCCGCAAAGAAGCGGCGCAGCGACATTTCCAGATCGTGACGGGCCGCATCGGCAGTGGTACCCAGACTAGCCACAGCCTCATCGGGCAGATCGCGCATCTTTTCGGGCGTGACGTAGGCGTTGCCGTTGATCTCCCGGAACTGCGCCTTGCGGATTGCTTCCCACTTCGGTTCCGTGATGCCGTGAAGGCCAAGCACATGCTTGTAGTTCGCCGGCAGATCGGCAAAGGCGGTCTTTGCCCTCATGCCCATCTCTGAGGAGATCATGCGCCCTGCTGAAGCGCGCATGATGTCGGTCCACCAGGTCAGGCCATTCCAGCGAAAGAACGTCTCCTGCATCTTGGAAAGCTTGCCTACGGGGCCATCCACAGCAGCTGCCGGGGAAACGATATGGCCGATCAGCCCATCGAAGCCTTCGCCCAGAAGATAGGAAATCTCGGCCTGCTCGTTCTTGGGCCTGCCATGCATGATGCCATCGATCTGCGCGGTAAAGCCCCTCATGAAGCCAGAGCCGCGAAACTGCGAGGCCAGCCCAGCCGTCACGGTATCGGACATGGATGACCAGATGGCGCCGCCAAGCTTTGCCATGGACTGCACAGCGCGGATGTCTGAGCCGATCTTGGCGCCGTTGACATCGACCGGACGCGAGATCATGCCTGTCGAGATATCCAGCGCATGACGCAATGCCCCGCCGTCGATGGTGAGACCTTTCATCTGCTTAATCTTATCGGCCGAAGAAAGGTTCGGATCGTCCTTGATCGAACGCTTCAGGCCTTCGACAACGGCCCCGTACATGACTTCCGGGTTCGGCCCGAGCGCTTCCATGTTGGCCGCCATACGAGAGGCGGACCGCAGATGCGCAATGATGCCAGAGACCGTGTTGCCATATCCGAACTGGTCGCGATAGGCCAAGGCCGCTTCGGCATCCTTGAAGTGCAGGACGCGCGACTTGCCGAGCGACTTTGCCAGATTGGCCGGAGAGACACGCTGGCCTATCTCGCGAGGCGTCGGCTTGTTCGGCAGGCCTGTGACGATGGTATCGTAGATGCCGCTGAGAGCATCTTCCGCTTCCTTGAGCGAGCCGATGTCGGGGAACGTCTTGGCGATGTCCAGTTTCGGCAGGACCGATGCAATCCAGGCTTCCTTTCCGGCGGCGAGAAGCTTCATGTCGTCGTGTGTCTGTGCGCCCGACCAGCCATCGAGCTTGCCGATCGAGGCTCCTAGCTTGTTCAGGTCGGTGCGGCTCAATTCCGCATAGGTGGAGAACACCTTGGCGACGTACTGCGCATCCTTGTTGCCGGTGATGCCGGGCTTGCCACCATCCTTCAGTTGCGCCATCTCGCGCGCGATGTCGGCATCAAGGCGAGGATCACGCAGCGCATGGACAAGATGCTCCGAATGCGCCTGTATCTCAGCGAACATATCGCCGATATAGCGGGCCTCATAGGCGAGGTTGAGCGCGCCGACCGAGTTGCGACCGTTCTCGACGCCCTTCGACGTTCCTTCTAGGACAGCCAGCAATGCACGCTTGGGCGTCAGGCCAGCGGCAAAGAAGCCCTGCAGGGTCTTGTCCAGCCGATCACGCACGAGGATGTTCAACGCCGCATGACGGCGCTGCATGGCCGCTGCAATCTTGGTGCGCTCTGCCTCACGCTCCGCGAATGATTTGAGCTTGTCGCCCATGTTGGTGATGTCGCCGGACGCCTGCAAGCTGGCCTTGTATTCGGCCATGCGCTGGAAGGCGGCCTCAATGTCTTCGCGGCTGAGCTGTTCGCCCGACGCCGCGTTGGCCGCGTTGAAGCAATCGGCGCCCATCTTGTAGCGGATTTTCAAAGCAGGCACCCCACCACTGATTTCAGAGCCTCAGCGAACGCAGACCCGGCATGATAGTCAGCCTCGGCCTGCGCAAGGTTTGCGGCATCGTCAGGCGTCAAGCGGCCCTCGGTGGCGAGTTGCGCCACTTGCGCTTCCTCTGGAAAGGCACCCGTGGCCGGATCAACGCTATACTGAGCAGCTAGAGCCTTGGTGTCTTCCGGCCTGGCTACGCTTGCCTCTGCCTGCTTGATGCCATCAGGGCGGGGTTCCGGCGCCGGCTTGGATGTATCTACGCGCGCTTGGCTTGCACCGCTGCCAGGACGCGCAAATTGCCCGCTATCCTGCGCATTTGCTCCGCGTCGTCCTTGTGCGCCGTGGCCGCCCGGCGCTCCAACATCTTGGCCTGCTCTAAATGCTGAGCCGGGTTCATCAAAGAAGGGGATGTTGAAGGCTGGGTCATTGGTGAATCCTTGGCCGCGCTCATCCATAGCGTCGGCAAATCTACGATAATCCTCATAGATCGCATGTTCAAGTGCAGTCGCCGGGTCGAGATTATCTTGGCCGGTCAGTTGGGCCGCCCTGCGAATGATGCTATCATCAACCTTATGGTCGATGCCGAGCGTATCCATCGCTCCGTTTACCTCATCAAGCACGCGGCGATAGCTGTCCTGCGCTGCCTGATCTAATGCAAACTGCTCATGAGCGAGTTTCCTGCCGCCATCCAGGCGATTAGAAAACCCAGGTTGCCCGTCCCGCTCGGCAGACAGCATGTCGAGAAGATCGCGGGTTGTGGACTTGGCAACGGCAGTTTCAGGATCGCCGTAGATATGGTCGAAGAAGCCCGCTTCGGCCGCCGCCTCACGAGCGTAATCCAAACCCTTGCCGCGTTTTGTTACGAGCGCGCCACCGCCAGGAATGAACTTGCGAGACAACCCCATCGCGGCCAACTCGCCGCCGTCATCCTTGATGCCACCCACACTTTTCGAAGCAAGAAACTGCATAAGACTGACCGGCTGCGGCGGCTGCGGTCCAACCGGCATGTCTTCGTTGACGATCCGATCAATGGCCGCCTGCCGACTCTCTGGCGAACTCGGCTCGAATAGGGTTGATGGCTCTACCGGCCCAAGGCTATCCGCGACACGCTGCAGCGGCTCCGTCGAGTTTGGCGACAGATTGACATCCTCGCCCCGGACAACCGCATCGATGCCCTCATTCAGGGCAATGCGGGCCTCCTGAGTGGTGCGCAAGGTCGAAAGACGCTGTTCTGCCTCTGACATCAAGCGCGCGTCCACGCGGCTCCCTATGGCGCCGTGAATGGTGCCGAAGGCTGAACCGATAAGCCCAGCCGTGGCAATCTGCGAAATCAATGCCTGCCACGACACATCGTCGCCCAACTGAGCGCGCATGCCAGAGGTGCCGATGCCGAAGACAGCGGTATTCGCCGCGGCATCCAGACCGGCAGTCAGAGCCTCGCCGGCAACGCGGCCGAACCGTCCGATAGCAGCGGCCTTTACCGCAGGACCGGCAACCGGAATGTAATTGATCGGATCGAGCGCCTGCCCCGCCATAGACCCGAGGAAGGCAGCGAGCGGTCGCTTCTGCGCATAGAACTCGCGCACCTTCTTCGCATCATCCATCGCGGCGAGAGCGGCAGCGCGCGTTTCCGTCATCCCGGGATCGTAAGGGATGTCCTTCCGATAGGACGGCGATGCCTTGTATTGATCCTCCGTAAGCGCGCCCATTTCCTCGCGCTTCTTGGCAATCATGTCGGGCGTGATCCAGGTGCCTTGCAGATAGTCCTGCGGGCTTATGCCGGGAGGAACCGGCAGGCCTTCAGGATCGAACCCGTAGGGCGCCTGTTCGCTGGGAGCGGGCAGTGGAACCTGAGAGCCGCGCAACACCGTGCCGAGGCCGAAGCTTTCTAGCGCGCCGCCCTTGCCCTCCTCCCACAGCGTCGATGTCAGGCTGAGCGGCTGGCTCATCGCCGAGTCGAAGAGATCGGCCCTGGACAGCCCGGTATAGGTCGGGCTCGACATCGAATAGACGCTCACTGGCCCATCGTCCTGCGCATCTGGTTAAGCTGCTGCTTGTCGGCGCCGGTCGTGCCGAGATCGGAAATGGGTCCATTCTGTGCCGGCGGCAGATTGCCAGTGATCTTGAAGATGATCGGGTTGCCAGTCTCGTCCGCTACCGCGCTATCGGTATAGGGATCGATGAATGCGTACCCATCGCCCGAGTTGCGGAAGAAGCCATTGGCGAGGATGTTCGGAATGTGGTTCGCCGCCGCCGCGTCAACGATCGCCTTCATGCTCGGGTTGGCGCCAGGAGGAACGGCAATCGCATTCTTCAGCGCCGTCTCGACTTCGGGAAGCTTGGACGACAGTTCGGTGATGACCGCGCCCTTGTCCTGCGATGTCGGGACAAGGATCTGCATATGGCCGGTGTTCACCACCTGGACATCGCCGTAGAGGTCTTTCGACACGCCAGCGATTGCCTGGTCCATCGTCTCGCCATTGCGGAGGCGGATGTTGACGGCATTGTTGATGAGTTTCGAATCCCGCTGCGCGCGGGTGTAATTCTCCGCAGTTCCAGAGGACAGGCCGTAATAGATATCGCCTACCTGACCCCGATCCATGACCTGAGCCTGCACGGCTTGGTCGATATCGCTGGTCTTGATGTTGTACGGGATGTTGCCGGCAAGCTTCGACGGATCAACCATTGCAGCCTGGAATAGCCGTTGTGCAGCCGCGCCATCACCCCGCGACAAAGCTTCGAAAGCGCCCTGCGTGATATCGGGAAGGCCTTGCTTGACCATCTGGTTGAACAGCATCTGGCGCTGCGTCGGGTCGGGCGTTGCCAGGATGATGCTGGACACTGCCCCGATGCGGTTGGCCTGGGGCTGCGCTTCGTCCTTGAATACGTTTACCGCGTTGGTGGCGATCTCTTTGGGAAGCGGCTGAATGTCCTTCACGCCAACCTGTTGCTGAGCGGCGACGGAGGCGGCAACAGCCGATTGATAATTGCCTTGCGCTTGGGCATTGTTCCACTGCTCGTTGACGGACGGGAATGCCTGCCTGACATAGGTTGCAGGATCGGCCTCGCGGGCCTTGATCGTGGTCTCTTGTGCGTCCTGAAGCGTTTTGTAACGAGCCGCCTCAAGCGCCGCATTGTCGCCCGATGATGTCGGCTTGGCAGCGTTCACCATCTGCTGGATATCGCCAGCCGACATGGTGCGCATGTCATAGGCCTGCTTGTTGGTCTGCATCGAGGCAACGAACGCGTCATAGCGTGTCGCGCCTTCCTGCGGGCCATAAGCCTGGAAGAACTGGTCCTGCGTCGGGACGGTCCCGGTGTACTGCCCGGTGTTCAGGATGGCGGACGGGGCGTTGGTGGCCGCAACCTCGATATTGGCGCGCGTCTCTGCCGCTATCTGGTTGTTTCGGGTGTCTGCCTCATTGTTGATGACCTGGCGCTGCTCGGGTGAAAGCGACTGATACCAATCCGGGTTCTCGCCGGCACCGGCCTGATGCATGGCCTTCGCCATGGTGGAATCGGCCCAATCCTTGACCTCGCCTGCGGTCTTGCCAGCAAGGATGGAGCGATTAGCGGCGATAGCCTGCGGACTAAAAATGGCACTCGTTGGCGTATCGGGCGATGCCTTTGCCAGCTTGTCGGCCACGCCAAAGCCACCGAAGTGCGCGGTATAGACCTCTCCCGGCGTGGGGTCGCGGCCAAGGTCTTTCTTCAGGCCTGCGATATTGTCTGCAGTCAGGCGTGCGCCAGCATCGGCGTTGGCTTCCGGGTCGAACTTGTTGCGCAGATGATACTGCGCCGCCGTGCCGTCAACGAACTGGAACAGACCGCCAGCCGAGGAAGTCCCCGCCTTGGCGTTCGGGTTCATCCCGCTTTCGATCTGGGCAATGCCAAGAGCAATGCCGGGCGGCACACCATGACGTGCGGCCGCAGCGGCTACGATACCGGCGACCGGGCCTTTCGGCTTGGAGATGATCGAAGGATCTTGTTCGACCGCCAGCTTGCCACGGGAGAACTCGGCATCTTCGATGAAGGTCTTGCGGCGGGCTTCTGCCTGGCTCGGGTCGAGGAGCCCCGACTGCCGGCCCTGCTGGATTGCTCCCTGGATATCGGCCTTGGCCTTGGCCCTTACATCGGGCGGCGTGGCGGGATCGACATAGAGGCGCCGATTGGTTTCAAGCGCATTGTCGAACGCAACCGTCTCTGCTTCACGTGCAACAGTGACGCCATGGTCGTTGATGCCATTGGCAACGCGGAACGCATCCGTGCCGGCACCGATCGACCAGCGGGCGCGCATCTGCGGATCGCGGATGAGGTTTGCCGCCTTGGAAACGACATCGTTCGCAGCGACCGGAGCGCGCTTGCCGTAGGTCGAATAGTCCGGGTCGTGCTGAAACTGATCCTGGACCTCTAGTAGGCCCTTGGTCTTCTCGGCCTCGGCGCGGGCGATATCGACCGTGTTCTGCTGTTGCTGTCTCTCGGCACCGATCTCCTGCAAGGAGTTGCCCAAGCTCGCCAGTCCACGGCCAATGCCGCTTGTGTCGATTGTGGCGATGTTGCGGCCAGACCGGAGGTTTTCCGGCCCGCTCAAATCGAGTGCGCTCGGGAGGCGAGCCATCAGCCGAACACGCCCGACTTGTTGAGGCCGCCTGCCATGGAGCCGAAGCCGCCAAGCACAGAGCCGAGCAGCGACGCTTGTCCCGATGCGCGGCGCGCCTTGGCGCTATCCCTCAAGCCCGCCGCTCGGGAGTAGCCGCCATACATGGCCGTCTGAGCGTTGTAATCCGCCTCGCCTGCCGTCTGCCCCATAAGCTTGACGATGGTCGGTGCATCTGAGCCAGCGCCACCACCGGAGGCAGCGGCAAGAGCCTGGGCGCGTGAGTTGAGGATGGCCCCTTCCCTGCGCTTGGCGATAGCATCGCGTTGGGAAGCGGCAACCTCTTCCTTGGCCTTCTGGTCCATCTGAGCGGCTTCGAAGTCGGCAGCGTTCTTTTCCGCTGCCCCAGCCGCTATCGTGCCAACGCCAGAGACAACGCTGCCGATCGCGCCGAGCGTCGAACCAAGGCCGCCAGATGCGCCGCCGAACAGCGCGCCAATTACGGGGAGGAATGCCATGTATGAACCTCCTGTCCGTCTTTGATTTCGGACAGTTCAAACCCGACCAGTTTCAAGAGCTTTGCGGAGGATGCATATTGCGCATCCCGCACTGTGTAGACTTCCGTCTCGCCGAGCTGCACAGCCTTGCGCAGCATCTTCTTGGCAACCCTCACGAGCGGCACCGCATATTGTGGTCTCGGCTTAAGCACATGCAGCCACAGCCAGCACCGATCAGCGCCCCAAGCTATCCCGCCAGTCCCGACCAGTTCGCCATCATCCATGCCAACGAAGGCAACAGCCGGCCAGTCGATCACCACGTTCAGGGCTACCGCTACGCGATGCGGATCGGCAGGCAGGATTTGCAGCATCAGCCGTTGGTGGTCACGGAGATCACGGTTGAGATCAGGGTCATCGTGTTAGGACTGGCACACTCGACACAAACGCGGCTGTCCGTGTCCCACTCACCCGGAAACATGAACGGCTCCTCGTCGTTCACATCGCTGAGCACAATGGCCGGTGCCGTGGTAAAGCCCTGCTGTACAGGAAGAGGGAACAGCGGGCGCTCAGTGTTGTCGAACTGCGAGCCGTAGCGGACGCCTGCCCTGACGAAATCGGTCATGATGAGGCCAAGCTCGTTGACCTTCTTCATCTGCAGCATTGCCGTGCCACCGGCGGCGCCATAAGCAAGCTTGGCCGACTTGTAGCGCGCGGTGTAGGGAATGCCCGCAACCCAATTGGTGACTGCTGAGCCAACCGTGATATTACCGCTACCGTCCACTGTGTAGGTGTTGGGCGTGGTGTAGCCATTAGCCCCGAGCGTCACCAGCGGTGCGCCATCGGCCCAGACCACGACGCTTTCGCCCTGAAGATGCGTACCCACATGGATGGTCGTGGATGCCGGGGAATTGGTCCCCGAAGCAAACGCATCCATCACCTTGCAGAGCGTGGTCGGCTTGACCTCGCTATCCAGCGCCATCTTCTCGACATAGCGGACAGTCGAACCATTGATCGTGCGGTTGACGACGAAATACACCCTGTCCTGGTCATCAGCCGGAAGGACAGCGACACTCTCAAATGTGCCGTCCGTCTCCATCGGAATGAAGGCCAGAACCTGTTCCAGCGGCTCGTAGACCACGCAGACGCAGGAGCCGTCATTGTTGACCAGCCAGATTCTTGTATCGGGCCGGCGCTGGACCGAGAGCGTCTTGATGCCCGAGGAAAATAGGTCCGTTGCCAGCTTCGACATCTGCGTGGCGTTGTAGTCTGAACTCTGCCCATCGAAGGACAGTTCGAACAACGCCCTGCCGGAGCGATCGACAAACACGCCCCTAGTATCAACCCTCGCCGGATCGACGGATGACGCGCCCGTAGAGGACGAATCCTTGATCGAAAGGTTCGTTGGCGTCAGCGGCTCATCGAAGGACGAGGACTTGACCGTCGAGACGGCGCCTTCCGTTCCCACAAGCAGCCGCTGGAGAGCGAGAAGCCATTGCGTGTCGTTTACCCCACCCGTGGCAATAGAGCGCGAGATCGGCCCGCTATCGCCTTCCGTCGTGTCGTCAAAGTCCTCGAACCCATCAGAGACCGAACCCCACAGACGATCTGAACCGGACCACCACAAACGGCCCTCAGCAAAGGTGACGGCAGACGGCCATATCTGGTTTGCTGACCACTCACCCTCCCGCCAGTCGTCCGTTGCCTTCGTGCCATGGAACGGCGTCAGGATTTCAATGTCAACCTGCGTGGCGCTGGTGTAGCCGGTAACTCGGCAAATCCCGGTGCCGCCACTGCCATCATAATTGACGACGACAGTAGCCGAGCCCGAGGTGTATGAGCCGGGCTTGAAGCCGATCTTGTACCAGATGATAGCGTTATCGTCCTCGTCATTATTCTGTGTCGAGCCGACGTTGGCCGTTATGTCAACCGTAGAACTTCCCGTGGCGTAGCGGAAATCCTTGAAGCCGGTGTCGGCACCATCGAAAGACCGCTGCCAGCGAATGGTCCCCACCCATGTGCCGGAAATCGAATAGCTCCAGTTACGATCATTGGCGCTGGCGTTACTGACGCCGGTTACCTTGAAGGAGTCCGTGAACTCTCCCTCGGCGGCCAACTGCGAGGTGATATTAAATCCCTCATGGGTCAGCGAGAAAATGGCTCCCACATGATCGGCATTGAACAAAGCGGAAGATGCCGTGAGCGTGCCGTTGCCCTCGGTAACGCTTGGTGTCAGTTTTACCGCACGGGTTGGCCCCAGGGTGAAGGGACCATTCGCCGGCTGATAGCGAACGACCGACCATGACCGCGTTGACCTACGCTCAATGCGCTGTGGTCTGTATCCATCGCAGGCAACGAAGACCACATCGGCCGATTGCGCATAACGCATCTTGAACAGGTCGGCCGCTAACCATTGGGTCGGAAGCGTCATTACGCCCGACGACTCCACCTGGCAGCTATCAACGCGCTTGAGGTTCGCGTCTTTCGAAAAGAACTCCAGGTAGAACGATGCGCCCGATGGCGTGAAGGCAAGGGAATGGGTACCGGTTCTCAGAACCGTTTCGTTGATATATTCGTCACCGCCCGCCGTCGAGCCGACACGCAGCGTCACCGGGCCGCGCTCGACAACGATACGCAGCGCGTGTTCGGTGCCTATCTGGTTGACGGTTACTGTCTGCGTGGCCGAAGCCTTGGAGCCGCGCGCAAGAGCGGTGAGATTGAGATAGCCGCCTGAAACCGTACAGGTGGCGCCGGAAGTTGCCGTAAGCGTCCAGCCGGCGCCGGCGGCGAAATCACCATTGGTGACCGTAGCCGTAACCGTTGGCCGGGTCACCAGCACATCGTCCACCCGCACGCGCATAAGTTGGTCGGTGAATTCCATCAGCGCTGCATCGGTGGCGCCGAAGACGAACTCCTTCACGCGGCAGATATGGTTGCTATCCGTGGTCGAGAGATATTCCAGACCGGGCCGCATGAAGGCGGGGCCGCTGGTCAGGGGGAGTAGATTGGTCTGCGTCTCCGCAGCAAGCCGCATGCGCTCCAGATCGACGCGCGGCAGGTGTTTCTTGTCCTGCACGCCGACGGCAAAATGCTGAAGATAGACGTTGACCTTCGGCATCAGAGACCGCGCCGCGTCCCGGAGAGCGAACCGCGACGAAGGCGGGAACTCACCAGCCGGCCGGCCGGCGCATAGTCCACCTTGTCATCGACGGCATCGAGCGTCTTGGCTTCGGAGAGTAGGGCCTTGGAGAGGTTGAACAGATCGTTCCTGGTGCCCTTGTCCGACGAGATCGGCAGTGCGCATTGAAACGCCAGATAGGCCGCGAAGGCCTGAGCGAACGGCTCGCGCCACTTGCCGATGTTCCAGCCGTAATCATCGTCGTTGGAGATGTAGCGGACATAGATCGGATCGGCGTTGGCGTACCAGTAGTCGGTCTCGTCGTTGTAGTCCTCAAACCCGACCTGGAATGCCGGGTCGCTGGAGATCGAGACGGTGCGCACCCAATCAGCCGGCTTGGAGAACGCATACTGATAGCCGAACAGCGGCTCGACATCCTCGTCGTGCTGGAACTCGGAAGCGCGGATGGCGAAGTTCCACAGGCCCTTGGCGAGCATGTATTCGCCGGATTCCTGCCATGCATCATCGAGCGCATTGCGGGCCGGACTGGCCTCGGTGAGACTTGCCACACCGGCCGCGTTGCCGAGATAGCGCAATGCCGCCTTGTAGATTCCGAGCTTCGTGGCCATTCAGATCTCGCACTTCATGGTGACGATCTTGCCGCCCGTTCCGTCATCGAGCAGCGAGGCAACCTCAATGGCCTTGGCTGCGTCGGCACCCATGTACATGGCAGCATTTGCCGCCATACCGCCGGAGCCAAAAGCCGCGAAATCAGGCTTGATGTCGTACGAAGCGCTGCCTTCGTAGATTGTCAGCGAGCCGTCCTTGTGGAGGCGGATTACTGACGCTTCTGAGAGCGGTGGCCTATCGGCTTGTTCATGGCCCTGTAGCCACGCTACAAAACCCATAGCCTCGGCATATTCGCCGGTGACACCCGCCACGCCGCCATCGGGAAGCCTGAAGAGCTTTTCCGCCGGGTAAGGATTTATCCAACTGCCACGGCAACACATGCTGTCCGACGCCAGTACACCCCAACGAAATGCGATCGTGGTCATGCGGCGAGACCGGAAGCCTTCTTGGAGTGTACAATAGCCGCCTGGATGGCCTCGGCTCGGGTCTTGTGGTCCTTGCTCACCACCAGATGCGGGTCATTGGTCATCACGCGCCACTTGTGGGCGGGAGCGAAGTTGACCACGTAGCCCTCGGGAGCAGCAGGCGCGTCCTCGGGGACATCGCCGGGAAGCTCAACGGAGGGCTGCTTGGCAACGCCCTTGGTAAGATCGATCGCATGCAGGAGCGCGGTCTTGACCCAGCCGACGCCGGTCTCCGTAACCAGCAGATGCAGGCGCCAGGAAAAATCCTCGGGCGTGACGATCACCTCGTCATGTGCCTTGAGCTTGGAAAAGACGTTCGCCCAGTTGCCGGGGATGGAAACTTCTTCCATCGTCATGGAATTGGGGACAACCATGCGACGAAGCGTGCGGGTGAAGTCGGCGCTGTTGAGCGCCGTATTCGCGGGGATTTTCATGTGTGCCTCACGGGTTGGGAGCGGTTCGGGGGCCAGCGCAATCTGGCCAGCCCCCTCGACCGCCGGGAGGCAACCAGCAGCCGAAGCTGCGAGCCGCCGATCAAGTGGTGTTAGATGCGGGTCAGAACCACGGTGTAGGGGGACGAGTCGTCGAGCACACCGACCACACGAAGCTGGTCATTAGTGGACACAATGCCCTCGACAGTGGCGCCGCCACCGGAAATGATGTTGCCGGTGGCCGTTGTCACGACAAGAACGACATCACCGACCTTCAGTCCCGGAACGCTAACATTCTGAGGGAACGAGCCAGTCAGCCCGCCGAAGGTTACCTTGATCAGCGTCAACGCCGATTCCTTGTAGGTTACGGACATTTGAACCTCTGTCTTGCTTGGGATGAGTGAACGGGGGCGCACTCGCTAAGGAGCCGCCCCCGTTTTAGTTAGATCAAGTAATCGCGACAGGGGCCGCGACAGTCGCAGCCGCACCGGAGACCGATGCGACCTGGTAGAGCTTGTACTTCGGGCCGGTCGTCGCAACCGCGAAGACCAGATCACCGACGCGCATGCCCTTGGTGACGCCATCCGAGAAATAGCCGGCGCCCACAATCGTGGCGTCAGCATCGGAAGTCGTCTGATAGACGAAGGCACGCGGGATGATGCCGCCCCCGACGGGGGCGAACACCATTGCGAGGTTGTCAGCTACATAAGCCATTGTCCGTTCTCCTTACGTGGCAACGAACGCCGAGCCGTCGTGAGTCCATTTCACGATGCCGGTGTTCTGGAGGATTTTTGCTCCGTGGAAGACGGTCGCGCGGGTCCAGGACGTATCCTGCTTCTCGTCGTAGCCGATGGAGATTTTCTCCTCGCCCACGTTCACCGCATAGCCGATGGCGTCGCGATGGAAGAGATAGCAGATTTCCGCCGAGGTTCCGAGGCCGGTGACGCGGCTGGAGACCGCCCAGTTGATGCCCATCCAGCGGAACATCCTGCGAGCAGGACCGCCGAAAGGCTTCACGTCCACGTAGTCGCCCGAAGCAAATTCGGTCGTCTGCAGGAGGTAGCCACGGAACGCCGGGGAGATGATCGCGAACATGTTGTTCTCGTCTTCCACCGGGATATCCGCATTGCCCAGGATGGCCTGCGCGCCAGCAACCATCTGCAACGATGCGGTCTGCGCCGTCGAAGGATAGTCCTGGGTAGCGTTGGCCAGCTCAGCAAGCAGCGTGAGATCGATGTCGCGGTTGATGACCGCCATCGACGCGGTCTGCATGATGCGCTTCTGGTCGCCCTGCGAGGCGAAGATGTTGAACCCGGTCAGCTCGTAGGGAGCGTGCTTTTCCACGAGGGTGGCCGTGTTCTGGTTGTTCGTGGGATTGCCATACGGGATCTGCCCGTTGGTGCCACGAGAGACTGCGGTGTCAGTACCGGAGCCGGAAACGAGGAACGTGGCCTGGTTGCCACTGATCACTGCTTCCTTGGTCGTCATAGCCTTGAGCAGGCTCACGCGCTGCTCGAAAGCTCCGACGAATTCGCGCCTGTACTGGATCATGGCGGCTTCAATAGCCATCATGGTATCCTTTCAGCTTGAGTTCGATTGGAGGGTGAGCCGCTACGCAAAAGGGTAGCCGTCAGCATCGCGGGGCCAGCGAACTAGGGTGGCCGCTATCTGTCGGGGCTTTTCGTATTGGTGGTGATGAAAGGTTTTGGCGGGGCCGTTTCCGGGGTGGCCGCTTTCAACCTTTTGCAATTGCCACGGCTGGCTTAGCCGGCGCGGGCAAATTCTCCGTGGAACCGAGTGGCGGCCTCACGATATGCTTGCGCGGCTGCATCAGCCGTCGCGAAATATCCAAGATGAACGGACCTGCCATTCGCTCTGATTTCAGAAACCCAGCGCCCGGTGCGAGGGAAGAAGCGAACTCCCCGGATGCCGCTCTTGCTGTTTTTCAGGGCACCAAGATTAGCCATGTTCTGGCTGCGTGTAGCCTCTCTCAGATTGGCAATGCGGTTGTCTGTCTTTACGCCGTTGATGTGGTCGGTATCGCCGACCGGGAAAACACCATAGACGTAGAGCCACGCCAGCCGGTGGCCAAGATGACGATGCCCATCTACCGTGATGGAGACATAGCCCTTCGGATGCCTCGACCCCGCGACTGACCCCGCTTGCCGCGCACCCATCGTTGATAGGGCGCGAAATTCTCCAGTCTCAGGATCGTACGACAGGCATTCCTTGAGGCGACTTTGTGTAAGCATATCGCAGAATAACCCATTGGAATCAGGGTGCAATCCCTATTTCCGCCGCTTCAAATCCTTTTCCAGGATTGCCGCGTATTCTTTATCGAGGCCCTTCTCGAAATATTCGTCTGAGCCTATAATTTTCTCGATCTCCTCGCGGCGCGCTGTATGCTTCTTTTCGCTATCGCTGGAGGTGAAGGCAACATCGCCGAACTTCTCGCGGCCCATGTCGGCAGCCCATGCGATGAACTCGGGCAGATCGCCAAGGCGCTTGCCGTCAATGCGGGCCTCTGCCCATCTGGCGCCCACGCCGGGAATGCCTTCGATAAAGCGCCGGGCGATCGTGGTGTTGGCCTTGTATTCGCCGTGCGCCCAATCCTTGCGGAGCGAGTCCTCGGCTTCCTCCGAGGCAATCTTGTCGGATTCGAGTTGCTTGGCCTGTGCGGCTTCAGCCATCTCGACATACCATTCCGACGCGATCTCTACGACATCGGGCCGGGCGCCCTTCTTGTGGGCGAACTCGGTGAAGGAGTTGAGGACGGGCTTGTCCTCGTCCACCAGGCGCTTGATCACGGTGTCAGGAAGCTTGTACCCGGTCGGATCGTCGGGGATGCCCTCGGCCTTGCGCCATTCGGCCATGGCCTTTTCGTCTTTGGGATCGGGCTTTGCCGTGCGCTGGCCGGAGCGGATAGCCGCCTGCGCCTCACGCAGAGCCCGCGCTACACCCTTAGGAGAACCGTAGCGGGAGATGGCCTTGGCGACATCATCGTCACCGCCAGCCATTTCCTCGCGCCAGTTGTCGCCCCATGGCGACTTGGCTTCGGTCTTCTCAGCCTCGCCAGACGATCCTTTGTCGAGCGCGGTGGTTGCCGTGTCCGCAGTCTTCGCCGCCTCTGTGGTGGCCGCTGTGGTCGATTGCGTGGTGGTTTCGGCTGTATTGGTCGTAGTGTCGGTAGTGACAGCGGTCTTATCGACCTCCGCCGTGGTGTTTGCCTCGGTCATTCCGTTGCCTCTTGCCTCTTGCCTCGAACTGGTTTCGGCGGCTTGCCTTCAACCGCCTTGAGGGTTTCGCTCCTCAGCATCTTGACGATCTGCGCGCCGACGAACCGCCTGCCCTCGGCAAAGGCCGTGGCGTGGCTGTCATTCTTGCGGTAGCTCAGGTCGTAGTAGTTGCTGGCGTGCTGGATGATCCAATCCATGGCCGCCTGCTGCTGGCCCTCATTGGCCTTGCCGGCGATCACGGCACGAATGGCCATGACGATATCTTTGTCGTAGGGCGCGGGCGCATGGGCTTCCATTAGCCCTGCGCTCCTATACGCGGATCAATGTAACGAACCTCCGGGATCGGCTGGCTACACCACATTTCAACGAGGGCCGCGCCCAGTGGCGTTGATTGGGGTATCCCATCTCGCCACTCCAGAAGGCCCGCAGCGATCAGCGCATCACGACGCTCTAGGTAAATCGGCGCGCTTTCCCGGTCAAAGCGCTCTATGCTGCAGTGATGATGCAGCATGACGTTGATATCAAACGGGGACCAAATCTTATCCATAGTTTGCCTCCTATGGGGTTTTAGTTCTGAGCCTTTGCCAGTTTCACAATCGCCAGCGATGTTTCACGTGACATGTCTGGCGAGGCCGTTGTGCATGCCGCCAGTTGAACCGCGACGAGAACCACCGCAGCGATTAGTGGCTTCACGCGCCAGCCCCTGGCGTTACACCGCCCTGCGGCCCCGAGATCATGCCGGCCTGCGATAGAGCCATGGACGCATCGGCAACGCTCTTGCCTACCTGTGCCCCGCCCTGAAGCGCGGCAGCAGCCTGCGTAAGACCGTCAACGGTGTTCTGCTGGTCGGCCGCGTTCTGCTGCGTCTGTTCATCGTTGAACCAGTCAGCCGGCGCCTGCGTGCCGCGCACGGCGTCCTTGGTGGCCTTCTGCCAGTCAATGAGCGTGGCAACCGTCTTGTCGATCTTGGCGGCGCCAGCCACGATCTGCAGTGATTCCTGGAAGGCCTGGACGTTCTGCCTGCCCTCTGCCGTGTTCAACGGGCCCTCGAACGTGAACGTTACGTCCTTGTTGCTCAGGGCCTTGGGCATTGCGTCGATGTCAAACGCGTCGTTACGCACCGCCATCTGGAATGCTACGTCCAACAGCGGCAGATGGTATTCGCTCTCGATCGGGCCGGTGAACGGCAGGATGGCTCGGCGATACTCCTCAAGCCGTGCCTGCGTCTCAAACGCGGTCTTCTGCTGCGGCGGCAGCATGATCTTGTTCAAGAGGAACGCTTCGGCAATGAGGTTGCGAACGTCCTGCTTCATCTCCATGCCGAAGCCCAAGCCGCTCGATGTCGGCTCGGTCATGATGGCGTCCTGGATCTTCTGGTCTGCCTCAAGGTCAACGTAGGTCATGCCGCCGGCATAGCGGTTCACCGCATCGCGGAAGATTTCTCCACGGGCGAACATCGGGGCGTCAACCGCCTTCTCGCCCTGCTCCAGAAGGATGCGGGCCAGCGATTGCAGCATGCGCACATCGGGCAATGAGTTGATGGCGGCCGGGCTGAACCCCTGCGGGAAGCTCGATACGGTACGCCAGCGTGGAATGATGTAGTTGAAGACCGGAAGCGGCCCCTCGCCCAGAACCTCCTCATGCTCACAGTCGATGTAGAGCGAGCAGAACGGGTTGTCCTTGTACTGGCGTCGCTTGGCCTTGTCGTCCCCGTAAATCTCCTCGAACGGCAGGACGATGTGGCGAACCTTGAATTCCTTCGCCGGGTCTTTCTTGGACGCTTCGATGATGCCCTGATGCAGCGCAGCCTTGGGCCAGCGCTTGACGATGTTGCGCGCCGTCATCGGCATGAGGCGCTGGTTGTGGTCGATCTTGCCGACCTGGTTCAGCATCCATGCGCATTCCTTGGGATGCCATGTGCGGAACAGGAAGTGCGCGCGATCCGGGCTTTCCTCAACCGACAGGACGGGATTGCCGAATGCTACCCAATCGTGATCCGCTTCGTTGGTCGAGCGCACGAAGTTCGCGCGGCGATCGTAGACAAGCCTGCGAAAATGATTGGTGGCATACTCAAGCCAGCGCGCATTGGCCGGGTCTTCATCGATCTCATCGAGGCCGGTCTTGACCGCGAACCACTCGCCTTGACGCAGCAGGGCGCCGATGGTGTTGCCGAGCGTCTCCCGCGCCTGGACCTGGAACGAATCCATCAGGTCTGCGGAGAAGTCATCACCCAGCGAGAACGTCTGCGTGAAGTCGCCGCGCATGGGATAGATGTATTCGGCAACCTCTTGCATGAGGCTGTCCCACTGGCTCTTCTTGGCGAAGAGCTTATCCCCGATGGAAACAAGCTCTTTTGCTCGCGAGTCCATCGATTAGCCGGCCTGCCCGAGCAGCGAATTGCCATAGCTTGTCGTGCCAGCACTGCCACCATTGCCGCGTGACAGCATCGTGGATGCACGACCCGAACGCGCTGCGATCTGCTGGCGCTGGCGAAGATCAGCCGCCTTGGCCGCAGCATCGTCAGGAACCGGCATTGGCGTGGCGTCAGCGGGTTTTGGCGTTTTGCCGAAGAGACCGGACATGTGTGTTTCTCCTAGAAGAGCAGCGAAAGGGCAGAGACGGCCACGGCGGCCCATGAAGCGACTGCAAAACCTGTGCCCATAGCGAGCGCAGCATAACCGCCGCCATTGCCGTAATAATCGCGAGCCTCATTCGCCACGAAAGCTAGACCAGCGGCGCAGCCAGCGAACCACCAAGCGGCCCATGTATCGGTGTGAAGGCCTGCCGCCGCCAAAATCAGCAGCAAGACAGCGCCAGCGGTGTTCTGGTTCATGCGCGCCTCTTCTTCATCTTCGAATATCCGACATTGACGACTGGTGTTGGGCGTCCCAACGGACCGCTCTCACGCTTCGTCATGGCCGGGAACAGCGAGGCAAGGCCCCAGATCATTGCATCCGCCCGATCAGGCGAGCGTGAACCGACATAACCAGCCGTTGTCATGGCGCAGAGCTGGTCTTCCAACTCACCGAAATAGCCGACGAGCGAGACCTTCTGTTGTTCGAACAGGGCTGCGATTGGCTCAGCCCGGACAATCTTGCCTCTCGATGCGGTGACTTCCCGATATGGGACCGCCGAACCAATGCGCTTTGAGGCAGCAGAGCGGATGATTTCCGCCACCATCGCCCCGCCGAAATTGCTTTCTGCCACCACGCAATCAGCTTCCCACCGATCGAACGCTGAAACCGCAGCGTCGCCCCATTGAGCGGGAGCCATGCGCCCCGAGATATCCTCCAGGACGTAGCCGCGGCCATCCTTGCCGAGCCCGCAAACGACGATGCCGACCTCATCGGAGCGCTTGTCTTCCTCGCCGGCTACACCGGAAGGATCGACGGCCACGACAATGCGGACCATCTCCGGTATCTTGCCGTCAACGATGCGCTGCTGATCCAGCAGTTCCATCGTCCACAGCGCGGAGTCGGACATGTCCGCGAACTGCCCGAGCCAGAAGCGGCGCCTCATGGCTTCCGACATGCCTTGAAGCTCCTCCAGATACGAAGCCGGGAGATTGGCCTCGTTGTCCTTCGGGTTCATGGTGATGGCGGCGTAGTTCGTGGGGTTCGCCAGCGGTGTGCGGCGGTCAGGGTCCTTCTTCTCAACGAACAGCTTGTAGGTCCAATGGGCCATGCCCGGAGGATTACAGTCGTAATAGGCCTTGAGCCTGAGCGGTGTCTTCTGCGCCAGGCGGGTGATCGCCATGTTGCGCGAGGCATAGGGTATCTGCGAACACTCGTTGAGGTAGAGCGTTGCGTATTCCTGCCCGAGGATCTTTTCCGTCCGCTCCTTGTCGTCCAGCCCGCCGAACCAGATTTCCGAGCCGTTGGGCAGGATGTAGTACCAATCCGTCTTGTCGAGCTTGCAATTGGCATCGACGCCGGGGAAACAAAGCTCCATCACCTTCGGCAGCGTGTCGAGAATGACAGACGCCTTGATGTGGTTAAACCGATAGCGCAGAACAGCGTGCCGACTGCGATGCGCCAGGGCCCGCAACAGAACCGCCCGCATGAAACCAAACGTCTTGCCCGAGCGGGAGCCGCCATACGCCATGATGTGCGTGGCGTCCGTTGAGGCTAGTTCGACCTGTGCTTTCTGCTTGGCCGTGAGTTGGAACGTCAAAGCAGGCCTGCGTCCGAGGATTGGATGATTACGGAGACTGGTCCCTCGCCGTCCGCGCCGGTATGCTGCACCTTATCGCCGTACTTCTTTGGCCGCAGCTTGCCAGCCATCCATTTGCGAGCATCGACACGAAGAGCGGAGCGCCTGAGTGCCTCGCCATTCTCGCGCCAGCCAATCGCACCGCCATCGGCGGTGTTCTTCACCATCCAGTCGTTCGAACCATCGTCCGCAATGTCTAGGATTTCATCGAAAATGGCGTCCGCCTGGGTTTCCCGAGCGCGCGCGTACTGGTCCGAAAACGACGCCTGCTCGCTCAGCCATTTAAAGACGGAGGACTTGGCTGGCATGTCATCATCGCCACAGATCGCTCGGAGGCTTTCGCCATCGGCTATCCGCTCACAGATGATATCTGCCACGTCTTGGGAGAAGGTGGACGGCCTACCCATCGTCTTCCGTTTCGCCCAACAACTCCTCGGTCCACCGGATCAGTTCGACCATTGCGTGGGATTGGGAGTAGGCGGTTTGATGGCCGTCGAAATCTTCCTTGTCCAACAGCCCGCAATCATTGCGGTTTAAGAGTAGGAAGCACCTGAGGAGTTCGCGTTCTCTTGACATAGCTTGTTGGCCTCCAAGCTTTATTGGCCGGTGATCGCCGAGAGCGCTGCAAGAACTTCCTGTTGCGTCTCTTCCCTGGCTTTCTTCTCGGCTATCGAGACTGCCAAGGCGATCTGGCGGCGCACTTCTTCCTGAGCCTTGCGCTGTTCTGCGGGATCGGGTTGGTTGCGCCGCCGGGTTAGTGGGTTCATTAGGCGTTCTGGAGCGTGGACGAGATGATGCGCATGCCGTTCGGCAGATAGAGGCCGAGGAAGGCAGCTTCCGTGCCGGTATCCGTCCACGTGAGGGCGATCACACCCGAAGTGGTCGAGATGGCCTTGAACACCTTCTTGGCCACGATGGCGAGAAGCTTGCCCGAGGCGCCGATCGCAATGCCGGTCGAACCACCAGTCGCAACGAAGTCGGTGCCGCCCGAATTGAGCAGCATCACGATATCGACGGTCTCGGCATAATCGATGGCATTGCCATGGACATCCTTGAGCGTGATGGTGATGGCGCGCTGGTCGGCGCCCGGTGTGCCTTCGGCGGAAACGGTGATCGATGCATCGACGCACTTCGGCGTGACATCGATAATCTGGGTCGGCTGCTGCGATGCAAGCTGGCCATAGGCGCCGAGGCCGATGCGCTTGCCCATGATGGATTTGTACGGACGGGGCTGAGTGGTCATTTCGGTATTTCCTTATGATTGCTGTTGCTTGAGGGTAGGCACTGCACGAAAATCAGGATTTCAGATCGCCGGGGATGACCGCCCATTCGATCGTGGAGCCGACCGCCGTGACGTTGAGACGGATCGTTGACATGGCCGGGGTGTCCCAGACGTTGGAATAGTCCGCCGTGATGCCGGTAACGACCTTGATCCAGGCGCCGGAAGGCATCTTCTTTTCGATATCCACCGAACCAGTGGTGGCGATGTCGATGTCGATATTGAACTTGTAGTTCGGGCCGACCGTGCTAGCTGCGATGGCGCCGGTGCCGCTTGCTGTACCTGTGGCCATGTCTGGCTCCTATGTCGTCATCGCGATGAGCTGGGCATCCGTGAAAGTCAGGTTGGGCCCGAAGGCGACACGCTCGTTGATGCCCATGATGGTATTGGCGCCCGCACCATTGGTGCCGAGATCCCAGTGGGTCTGCGTGCCAGAGAAGACAACCCCCGAACCTGTGGAGCCGAGATTGCCGTTGCACGCCACCTTGATTGTTGAAGCCGTGCAGTAACCCGCAACCTTGTTGACCTGGCTAAGCCCGGTGCGCCACACGCTGTTGGCGGTGACGGAATCGGCGGGATTTTCCGAGAAATGGACAGCGCCGTTGTTATCGACGTTGCAGAACAGGTTTCCGTCAGAGGTGATGACATATCCGCCGGTAGGGCGCTCTGAACGTCCCTGCCAATAGAAGGCGAATGGCGCATTCGTCGGCGCAAAGAGCGGACCGGCGTCAGCGCTGGCAACGTTCGGACGGGTTTGCGAGTTGATGACCGTCGCAGAGGTGGTTGCGTAGCGCTGCTGCGTCGGGATGTTCAGACCGGCGATGGTTGGCGTGCAGAGCTGGAGAAAGTCAACCGCAACCTGATCGCCTGATGTGGCGAGACGGATGCGACATGTGGAACCGGCGGCCATCAACTGCGTGATGAATTGCTGGGAATAGGAACTGGTGATCAGGCTTGAGATATCGGTCTCAGTTGTACCGCCATCAAGCGACAGGAATACGCCGCCCGTCCCCGTCACGCGCTTGATGTCGAGAGAGAAAACGCGCTGGACATTGCCGGCGACGGTTTGGGCTATGGTGGCGTTGGCTGCGCCCGCCGTCAGGAGCGTGGCCTGGTTGGCCGCTCCGTCCGCGCCGGCTTGGCTCTTCGCTGCGGTCATGCTGTTCGTCACGACCCACGTAGCGCCTGCGATGCCGCCGTTCAGGTCGCGATTCCACAAAAGGCCATTGGTGCCGGACATGTAGGAGAACACGCCGCGATCAGTGCGGCGAAGGCCGGCGGCGGCCTGCAGAACAAGAACACCAGCGGTGTTCGGGCAATATGTCGCCGTGGTGTTCGAGGGGTCGCGGAAGAAGCGCCCATCATTGTTGTTGTTGCCGTAAGGCTGAGTGCCGCCCTTGGCTGTTCCCGCTACAAAGTCGATGTCATATGTGAAGTCGGCGATCGTGCCAGTCAGCGTTGACCCCCACAACCCGGTCATGGGTCCGTATAGGGGGCTCCTTATTGGCGAATGGACCGGCGAACGAATAATCGTCACTTCGCGGCCGCCATACGCAGTTTGGCAAGGATGGCGCCGGCAACACGCTGCCCAGCTTCAGGAGAGCCGTACTTCTTCCCGGCTTTCTTGGCGATGGCAGAGAACTGTTTGCCCTTCTTGCCCAGATCCTTGCCCTTGGCTGCAGCCTTGGCGGAGTAGGATCGCTTGGCCATGGTGGCGGCCCTTTAGGCGGCAGGCGCCGACTGTGGCAGAGCGGCAATCACTGCATCAGCCTGAGCCTCGATGTTGGCGGCCTGAGCCTGTGCGGCTGCATCGGCGGCCTTGAGCTGATCGTTCTCAGCCTGGAGAGCAGCGGCGTTCGCAAGATCCGCACTGAGCTTGGTGACTGCGGCGGCGATGGTTGCCATCTTGCCGGCGAGACTGTCGAGATTCATGGCGGGTTTCCTTCTGAACAGGTTGAGGAATGAGGAGAGGATGGACATCAACTGAACTCACGCAGCATGTCGGCCTGCCGCTCCAGCCATTCGATCACATCGGCGATCGGCATTGAGGTTGCCATCAAGTTGATCGCCGCCTCCCCGAAGAACATGGACTGCTCGCGGTGGAACTTCTCTGCTGCCCGCTCTGCTATTTCGGTGATGGCGCGGGGCTCGGGCATTAGTGCTTGGCGAGATAGGCGCGGATTTTCGGATAGCGCGCCATGATTTCCTTGCGGAGCGCATCGAGATTTTTCATATGGCGGTGGCTCCTGATGGGCTTTGCCGGCGGCGACCTCGATGGGTAACGCGCTTATCCGATCCGATGCTTATCGAAGCGACGGACGATGACCGGCAAACTGTGGATTTTAGGCAAAATGACGGTGAGCGCTGGGAAGGTGAATTTCCCGCTGATGAGCCGTGACGTGTCCCTGTCGCCCAAATCACCTACAGAAAATATATACGAGGAAAGTTTCTATTGCAAGCCCTCGTCCTTCGGCACCTTGACCAAGGGCACGCCAGCCCTCACGAAGCGTATGCAGGCGGCAATCCAGCGAACTTTTTGGTCATCTCTCGGAAAAAGATCCAGGCCCTTTAGAATAGACTTGGCCTCCTCGATCTCTGCATCAGTCGGCTCACGAAGCGTCTGCTCTTCAGTTGTCATTGGCCGTGCTCCATTCAGGGCCGGACAGCATATCCAATAACTCAACCCTTGCAGCATCTGCAGCGGAACGCCACCCTCTACAGAACACATCCTCCGGCGGGGCCTCTCCATCCTTTTCTACCGCATTCAAGATGGCCGTCGCGCGCTCTCTCTCCCAAAGCAACGCTTCATGCGCCATTTCGCAGGCCAGATACATGATATCTTGCGGCGAGCCGGCTGCGCCTGCAAATTTTGGCTCAAACTCCCCACACAGGTCATAGATGAATTTACAGTCTTGGGTTTGCAGATTGTTGCCGATTTTCGCCGCCTCGGAGAAAATGAATTCCATAAGTTCTGTGGCAGTCTTGAAACTTGACATCACGCAACCCCCGCGCAAAATACTAGCTCAAGCGGCGGGTAAACCCTTGTATCGCCTCTTTCATAGAAGGCTTCCAATGCTTTCCTGCCACGATCTGAGATGCGCCACAGGGCTCCTAGGTTGAGCACAACGTACTCATCGTCGTCTGGGTGATCATCAGGAGCTGGCTTGTATCCTTCGGCTATGGCTTGCGCCCAAGGCATCTCGTTGAGTTCGACGTACCCCACCTTATGGAGCGCGGTTAGCGCGCGCCACTCCTTGCCGCCACATGGGTTCATGGGGCCTTCGAAGTAAAGTTCCTCCAGCATATCCAGCCGTGGCTTCGTGAGGTTCACTACCTTCATCGTGCTTCCGTTCATTTGGTCGCATCCTCCATCGCTCGCGACATCTGCATCAGCAGCTCGGCGAAGTTTTTCCGTTCAGTAATCAGCGCCTCGGCAATCGCCTTGTACGTCTCCCATTCCGAGTCATCATCTGGACCGTACTGCTTACGAACGATGCTAGTAGCAATCTGGTCGATGTCCTCTGGACAATGCCATTCCTTCATTCCGCTGCCTCCGTATAATCGTGTTCAACTGCATCAAACGGCACCGACATCTCCAGTTTTTGAACGAGGAGTTTAAGGCGCCCTTCCCGGTCTGAGCCGATGACCTCGCCGGTCTTCATCTGCGCAATTCCCTTAGTAATCACTACCTTGGAGCCCACCGGAAACTTGCTGGATGTCATCCTACGCGTCTGACTTTTGAGCGCTGCTCGCTCTTGAAAGAAGCGAAGTTTTTCCTCGGCTATTTCGGCCGATTGCGCTTCCATTTCGCGAAGCAATTGCATCTCACTCTTTAGGATGGGGATGGGCACGCCGGCAGACCGCACGACCTTCTCTATGCCGGGGGTTTTCTCTTCTAGTTTTTTCCAATCGATCGGCTTCAGAGAGTCTTCTACGAAGACGTACCCGAGGAGGAGAGCGAAGCGCCGCTTCGTCCAGACATTGGTCTTCTTGCGGTCGCGGATAACGCGGATGTCCGCCGGCATGTAATAGGTGAAGCCGTTGCGCTTGAGCGATATCTCGATGGCCGAGATATTCGGGTCCAAGCTAGGAACTAGCCGATAGCCCTTGGTGCTGCGGGTTGTTTCAACATCATAGACTCGCTGCGGCATCTGTGAGCCTGGCTTTGTGCGAACGGCATACCAAGTCATCAGCTAAGCCATCCATGTCTGCCGGCGACATAGCCGATGAAGAAGGCCCACGTTCCCCACAAAAGTATCAGCCGAATGATCTCTGCTCTTGCCATGGTGTCCCCGTGTTGCGGTTGGAGGATGGGCTAGTAGCCGCGCCCCGGATTGTCGCAGTAGCCGTCGCGGTCATAGTGCTTGTGGAAGCGCCACCAGCCAGTTCTACTCGCGTCCACGACCTCACGAAGTTCGCCGTCATAAAATTCGAGATGGCCTGGGATTTCCTTGCGCTCAGTAGATGCCTGCGTGCTCTCGCTCATGTTGGCGTCTCCGTATTGGAGGGGGCGGTCACATCGGCCCTCCATAGGTTGTATAACCGGGTCTGCATTTGGAGTCGTCGCAGAGCGATTTCTCATATGCTACTGCCGCGCGCGATACTCGATATTGCAGATAGAACAACGGCGCCGAGACCAGCGCGACAAGTAGCAATTCGCCCAATTCTTTCATTCTTTCACGCGCTCCAATTCACCGCGAATCTACCAGATTTTCGCTTATTCTTCAAACACTTGAGTGGGTTTTCCGATATAATGCTGACCGTTGGGGAAGCGGGTCCCCACAAAGCCGCTGCGTCAGTGATCGCGTGTCCGGAGGTATTTCCGCAAGGCGGGCGGCCACATCCATTGGATTGGGATTGACTTCGCGCAAGGCAAGCCCCGCCTCACGCCGCAATCGTGTCATCTCCCGCATGTCGGCGCGGCGCTGAATCTTGCATTTTTCGTGTGTCGATTTACTCATGGTTTTACTCCGTATGGGCTTGGTAGATTCCGACGCTTCGACCGCTCGTTGCTGATCCAGCGCAGGACGGTGGATTCTTTCACCCCGTACCGTTCGGCCAGTTTCATCGTGTCATCGCCCTCAAATAGAAACCGGCGATAAGCTTGGAGTTGTCTGGAATGGCGGGTGCATTCCCATCCCGTCACCCTGACGCTGAAAGGAGTGTCTTCTGGGTCTTTTCCAGAATAGGCTATGAGCATCACGCCCTCCCTCTGATGGCTATCTGTTCCGCTGGCGGCCCGTAGACCGTCTGAATCGAAGCTATCCAAGCTCCACCCACTGGAACCTCACCCGATGCGCTCATCTTGCGGAATTCGTCATAGGAGACGTTCTCCTTGATGACCGGGCATTCCTGGTACTTGGTGCGGGCTTTCTCCTGCCTGATGTGCCAGGGTGTTCCGCTGTAGCCGGGAGGCGCTGGCAATCGTGGCCTCGTCTTCAGGTCGATGTATTCCTGCCGCTGCCGTGCTTCCGTGACAAACTCAGCGATCGATGGCGCGAAGGTCTTGGACTGGCCGGGGACATCGCCCATGGTAAAGCGCTGTGCTGCTTCAGTGACGGCTTGCGGGGAAATCCCCTGCAAAACTGCCTCGTAGGCTCCCATCGTCAGATCCGGGTTGCTGTTGCTGGCCGGGAAGGCATTCAACATTCCGACCACCGCCAAATACGCTCTCTGGTCCATTGCTGAATCTCTCCGCTGCAACGTCGAAAACTGTGCGCTTGCCGGCGCGGTTGATTGGCTTGCGAAGCCATTCGGCCTTGAAGCCGGTCCAGCCACGAAGGATCATCTCCTCGGCCGCCGCATTCGGGTCTGGGCAAAGCGCGAACTGCTTCGCCAATAGCTTGGCAGCGAAGGCTGTCAGCGGCTCTTTCTTCGCTCTGCGGTGCTCGATGACACCCAAGGCGTGTTCCTCATCGATAGAGGCCAGCAGGGCATCTAGAATGGCGTGTTTGGTTTCTAGGCTCATGCCGCAAGCTGCTCCTCTGCCGCGCAGATAATTGCCACCACCGCAGGGCCATCGAGATTGTCGGCCCATTTGGCGTTCACCTCTTCCGCAAGGCTGTCATCCGTGACGATCCCAGCGGCCACCAGCGCGTCGGACACTGGCTTGATGATATTGTCGATGTCTCTAGCCCGCTTGCTTCTCCAATCGCGCTGTACGGCGATGTAGAGGCGATACGGACCTGTGACTTTTCCTTGGCGGAATGCCGCGATTTCCCACGCCGCTGCCTTCTTCCATGCCGCATAGGCCCTGCTTTTGACGGATTGGACTTTTCCGCCGGCAATGAAGTGCGACCGCATGGCGTTGGCCGAAGGCGGCATTTCCGAGAAGTTAACGCGGATCATGCGACCTCCGCGAACATGCCGGCGTCGCCCGATACGCGAGAGCGAGCCATTTCCGCATAGGCTGGATTGAGTTCGATCAGGATGGCGTTGCGCTGGAGGCGATCAGCGACCAAGCCGGTCGTTCCGGCGCCGCCGAAGGGATCGAGCACCGTGCCGCCTTCCGGGCAGCCGGCCTTGATGCAAGGTTCGATCAGCGACGGCGGGAACGTGGCGAAATGGGCTTCCGAATAAGCCTCAGTTGCAACGGTCCAGACGCTGCGCTTATTTCGCGTTTCAGTAAATGCTCGGAACGCCTCCCGGCCGGGCATAGCATTAGTCTTGCCGTCGAACTCGCCCCTCTTACGATTAACTGGCGCTCGCACTTTACCAGCGCCCTGTTCGCCTCTCGGGTCGAGCGCGTTCGCCCCAGGGCTTCCATAAGGCCGGCGCGGATCGTTGGTAACCGATTCCTCTTTGATCGCCTCGGCATCGTAATGGTAGCGCGGCCCCTTGCTGAGCAGAAACAGATATTCATGCGCCTTCGTGCAGCGGTCGGTGACGCTTTCCGGCATCGGGTTCGGCTTCGACCATATGATGTCCTGGCGCAGATACCAGCCGTCCGCCTGAAGGGCGAAGGCGACGCGCCACGGGATGCCGATCAGGTCTTTCGATTTCAGGCCGGTGTTCTGCCGGCGCCGGCCTATGCCGGAATCGCCATGCTGCGCTCTGACGTGCTTGCCGCTCGTCGAGCCGCCCCACTTCGTATCGTTGGCATAGCTGTCACCCAGGTTCAGCCAAAGCGTGCCGTCATCGCGCAGCACGCGCCGTACTTCACGAAATAGCGCAACCATCTCGGCCACGAAGGCATCTGGCGTTTCCTCAAGGCCGATCTGACCATCAACGCCGTAGTCGCGAAGCCCGAAGTACGGCGGAGACGTGACGCAGCAATGCACCGACTGGTCGGGCATCGACCGGAGCACGTCTCGGCAATCGCCGTTGATGATCTTGACGGACATCTGTCTCTCTCGGGCTATGCGAACAGCCACCAAGCGCCCCAAGCAAGCAGGGCGATCGGGAGCACGCCGACAAGCCAGGCTCCTACCCAGATCATCCAGGTTACGGGGAGCGAGTAATGCTCTTCGGCTGGCTCGGGGATGTAGTGGCCGTACTCGTCAAGGACATAGCTGCCATCAAGTGCATTGATGCGCTGGCGGTGGTCTATGAGGGCGTTCATTCAACTACCTCCGCTTTGGAAATTGCGGCCTCCAGCCTTCTCAAGCCGCCTTCAATGGTGCGGATTGCAGTCGCCTTTGTCGCGCCGGTTTCAAGATCGATCCGGGCATTGCGGAGATAGCCGGCTGCCGCCTTCATTTCCGCCAACATGATGTCGGGTGAGAGCTTTAGATCGCTGGAGTGCCCGGCGTAGTATTCCGGGAGCCACCAGCCAACGAAGCCGCCATGATCCACAAAGCCTCTGCGGTGTTCGCCCTTCATTATCGCGTATCCATTGATCGTCCATCCATCGGCCAAAAGAGCATCGAGCTTGCGCTGGGCGACCGGGAAGAATTCTGGAACGTTCACGGCTCGTCACTCTCTGTGATTTCCGGGTACTGAGGCCATGCGTGCCACGCCTTCGGCTGCTCGCCCTTGGCAAGCATCAGCCACCGCTCCTCATCGGGGAGCCAGTGCGAAAGCGTGACCTTCCTGCACTTGGTAGCGAGGATCACCTTGGCCGGGACAAAGGTATCCCGGACATGCTCGACGCCCTTCACGGTGACGGTCGATGCCACCTTTCGACCGCGCGGGGCTTGGGATATGTCGAAGTTCCATTCGGTCATGGCTCGTCATTCCCCGTGAGTTCCGGTGCGATCCACTCGGCGGCCCAAGCCGCCCAATCTCTCAATCTCAGCGCCAAAGAAATCCGGGTCCGTACGCTCAAGAAGCGAACGAATAGAGGCGGTTTTCTCGATGAATGCGGCATGTTCTTTCCTCGCTTTCTGGAGCAATTCGCGCTCTTCTTTTGCCTTTGCCGCAGCCGCGTGCAATTCCCGCATTTCGCGGAATTCGACGTAAGCCGCCTCTTTGTTCCAGAACGAACGGACGCGCCGCTCGGTCCATTGCCACTCTGGTTTCTCCTCGTGCGGGAACATTTTCACGAGCCGGGAATAGGCGTTGCTGAGGATGGTCTTCACCTTCCCTGAGCCGCCAATGTCCTCGATGTACGAACTCGCCAACGCTATATCTGACATCTGCTTACTATCCGTATCTGCGGGTGCTTTTCCCATGATCTCGTCAGTCCTTCTGCTGCATGGTTTGATCCATGGACAACAGGCACACGCGAAAGGGCTGGCGAGAGACTGAAAGTATGGAAGACGCGGCTCGTAGGCTCCTGCAAGAACTGGACGAGCGCGTCAGACAAAAGGCTTCGGAGCGCCTTCAAGGCTCCGAACGAATTCGAGATCAGCAGCCGCAGTTGTCCCCTGCGAGCGCTGAAAATGCGGAGGAGCGGAGCCCTAGGGGTTTGGGTAGGCTCGACGCTCCTCCGCAGCAGTTCACCAGCTTGGAGGAGGCTGGCGATCACACGCCTCAAGGGGGAGAAAGGCGTGGATTGGAATTTGATGGACGCACGGAATTGACGACACTGGATTTTGTGCAAAGTTTCAGTCCCCAAGGCACCGCGCGTCCTGGCTCCGGAAGATACCTTGGGAAGGGAAGAACGCGCGAAAGACACGCTCCGGAGGATGAGTTTTGAGGCGCTCATTTCGCCTCGCTGTCGGTAGCAGGTTGGAGGGCGGCGTCGATGGCGGCGTAGTAAACGTCCTCGTTCGATCCGATTTCCTGCACCCAAAGAGAAAGTTGATCATCGAGGGCCGCGCTCATCGCCTCGGTCGGTTCGCGCATTGCCTCTATGGCGGCGCGAGCCTGCTGAATCGTCGCGTGGTATTGGATGCCTCCTCTGGAGACATCGGACCATTCCTCGGCCCAATATGCCTCGTGAATGGCCTTAGCAACGCGCTCAAGCATGGTGTCGCTCATCTATGCGTCCTCTCGAATGCGAATGGATGGGTAGAGACGGATGCGGTGGAAGACTTCGATGCTGGTTTTGCGGGGCTGGACGGGGCGGAAATGAGCTGCCCAGAATTGCGCCTCCTGCGCGTCGTCGTATTCCGGGTTACGCACCTCTTCCAGACGAATGAACACGCCGTCGAAGTAGGCCTGGATGGACCGAATAGTGTAAATGCATCCATGGATCGGATTTACTTCGCAGCGATCGGCGCGACCGCGCCAAGGGCCACGTTTAGTGCAAACGACCTTCATGCCGACGTGCCAGTGAGTGCTCATAGCGTCACCATTGCGGGAACTGTGCCCGGCGCCTGGGGGATTGGCGCCGGGCTTCGCTTGGGCGTGGAGGGAGACGCCGGCGAATGGGAATGGGGTGCGTGTCTCTCCACGCTGTCACCGCCTGCATCTTCCTTTCCCTGCGGTTGGGAGGAGCCTGGGATGCTCAGGCTTTCGGACGCCATTGCTGGCGAAACTGAATGGGTGGACGTATGGCTTCCGAGGACGAGAAAGACCCGCCGCTGACCGAGCCCGTGATCGTGGTCGATGTCTTCGCCACCGGCGTCGATGTCGAGCGCGTCGATGGTGAGGTCCGCCTGATAGCCTGGGTGACGCATTCCGACGAACACAGGATCGTCAATCGGCTGGTCTTGCCCGATGCCGTGGCGCGCGCCTTGATCCGTGATCTGCGAAAGGCGCTTGCTAGTGGCAGCAACTAAATCCGCAAATCGGCTAATGAAAGCGGGACGCGAGTTGTTCACGCGCCCGTTGCAATCATTAACGCGGCGTGAACGATAAGCTGACCTTAAAGTGAAGAATTTGTGAAATGCCCTTGCTGATGCCCCGCGATCTGTCTCAGCCTGTGCGTGCGGGGAAGACAAACAATAACCTCCCTGCTGGCTTGGGAGGCAATCACCTTGCATCATCTTCTTGTCGAACCGGCGATCGTGCCGGACATTTTTTGCTCGGGACTTGCCGAGGCCGAAGACCTTGGCGACGGAAATTTTCGGTTCACGCTCTACGCGAAGCAGAAGAGCTTCCAGAGCCTCGATGGCCATTCCGATCTGGTCATCGTCGCCAGACTGATCATGCCCCTGTCCGCCGTGATGCAATCTATCCAGATCACGAAGAAGGCCATCGGGCAGAAATGCTGCGGCGAGGAATGGTTGGACTGTCTGGCGCATTAGCCCTTAGCCCCCATCATTGCCATGAGATCAGGCCGGAGTTTGCCGCGCGGAATGCCTGTCAGGGTCTCCAGCTCAGTCAGTCGCTTGATCGGAATCGGGATTTCCCCGCTCTCCCACCTAAGTATCGTCGTCTTGTTGACGCCGAGGGGCGTAGCCAGGTCTTCCAGCGACTTGCCGGTCAGTTCCCGATATGCTGCGAGGGGGGAAATCGTCTTGCTCATGGAATAGATGGTTGCATAATCCGCAACCATCGTCAAGCGTCATGATTGCGCATTCTGCTAGCGACCGTAAAAAGCTCGGTTGCTAAAATCGCAACCATGCAAAAACCCACGCGCATTCATCAGAATAAGACGCCGATCAGGCGCCACTTTATCAAGGAGTGGGCTGAGACCAGGAACATGACCCAGGCCGATCTCGCGCGCGAGCTGGGTGTTGATAAAAGCCAGACCTCTCGATGGTGGCAGGGACAGATGCCGCAGCCTGCTTGGCAGGAGCGGATCGCGGGTGTATTTGCGATTGAGCCTGATGGTCTGCTTCGCCATCCAGATCAGGATTGGATGGCCAGATTTTTCGAGGGCCGAGCCGCTGAAGAACGCGATCGAATCAAGCAGGCTATGGAACTTTCGTTTCCGCTGAAGCGCCGTTCTTAGTATCTTACCTATCTAAAGTCTGTTCCTTAACCAGCCCCCTGACACTGAGTTCAGCCTGGTATCCGGCAAAGACACCCCCTACCCCTCAGACCTCAATCTGAAAGGCGGGAGTGTCGTTTGCCGCCCTGACACTTGAGACAAGCGCTGGCAGAGCCGGTAGGACGCCTCATCGGTAAGTCCGCCCTCTGTTTCTGGTAGCACCGTAGGGCTTTCGACACCCGCGCTTGTGGCACGCCAGCAGGGAATTGCACCCAGTCGCCACACCTAGGTTATAGGTCGCGATTCCCACGCTCGCAAGCAAAAAGTTGCAAATTCCGCAATTCGCCTATTGCAGCCTGTTGCGAATTATGCAACTATCTGTCTCAACAACAGGAGACGGACACATGAACCCGGTGGCACAGAAGTTCTTCCGCGATGTGGTTCTGCCGTATGCCGGCACCGAATGCCTGATCTGGCCGTTCGCCATTGACGCCAAAGGATATGGGCGCATGCACCACGAAGGCCGCAACGTCCGCGTCTCCCGGCTGGTCTGCCTCATGATCCATGGCGCTCCGCCGGCGGGCAGGAACTTCGCGGCGCATTCATGCGGCAAGGGATCGTCTGGCTGCGTGGCGCCAAGGCATATGAGTTGGAAGACACCCAAGGAAAACTTGGACGACGCCGTGGCGCACGGAACAGCAGCTATTGGCGAGAAGAACCCGTCCGCGAAGCTCACCGCAGCACAGGCCAGGGAAATTTATCAGAGCAGTGCAGATAGGGTCGATCTAGCCCTTCTCTACGGCGTCTCGACATCAACCATCAGCGGCATTCGTAACGGGCGGTTTTGGCGTTCCGTGACTGCTGCCTGAACCCCATCACCCCACGCATCGCCCTCGGGCCGATGGTCAGCAAGGAGAGAAGAATGAGACTGATCGAACAACACGGACGGATCGCCATCTGGGAGATCGATGGCGAGTTCTATGTCTACGGCATCCTGTCTGATCCGATTGTCTGCCCGTCGCTTGGCATGGCACGCGAGAAGGCGGCGATCTGATGTCTGTCGTTGTATCCCTCTGCGATCTGACCGGCATCTTCGTCCGCCCTTGGGCCGCAGCCGGATACGAATGCTATTGCGTCGACATCGAGCATTCTATCCGCCGCGACCGCGAAGAGCGGGTTGGTGCTGGCGTCATCCACTACGTGTGGGGTGACGTTCGCAACTGGACGCCCCCCGCTGGACGGCACGTTGCCTTCGGGGCCTGCTGGTCTCCCTGTACCCATGTCTCGGGGTCAGGCGCTAGGGATTTTCTCAAGAAGGGCAGCTACATGCTGCGCGACGCCTTGGAGATGTTCGAGGCCGGTCGGCAGGTGCTTCGCTGGTCTGGCGCACCGTCATTCAACGAGAACCCTGTCGGTGTCCTTTCCAGCATCCCGCACATCGGTAAGCCGGACTTCTACTTTGATCCGTCCGACTACGCGGCACTCTGCGAAGACGACAACTACACCAAGAAGACGTGCATCTGGGCTCACAACAGTTTCGTGATGCCTCCCAAGCAACCGGCCCTGTGGCTCGGAGAGCCTGACGACCGCATTCACAAGGCACCTCCGTCAGCGGACAGAGCAGACTTCCGATCGGCAACGCCGCTCGGTTTTTCGCGGGCGGTGTTCAAAGCAAACAGCCCATCCGATGTGACAAATCATGGGTCTGAACTGATCGAGACCCAGAATATGTCACAAAAACTGGGCGTGGACGAGATGAGACCCCGGAATTGTGACGCCGCATAACCCCTCCCAAGCAAGACGGCTCCGGCCTGATCTGGGAAATAGGAGAATACGCAGATGAGCCAAGACCTGATCGAACGGCTGCGGCACCGTGCCAAATTCGACACAGCCGAAGCTGGTCATTGCGCTGCTTTCACAAGGAGTACGGGCATGAACGCCAGCACGATAGGCCGCCAGAATAACAAGCCGATTTGGATGGTCGAGCGTCACGATCAGGACGACGGTTCGATCACCTATGAGATTTGGGACCACAACCCGGAAACCTATCGGCGCATCACCTCGGTCAATGACAGCCTCGATGAAGAGGGCGAAAATGCCCGCAAGGATGCTGAGACGATAGCCCGCGCAGTCAACAGCCATGACGACATGCTGGCGGCACTTCGCAGCGCTGAGATCAAGCTATCTCGATACATGGAAATCCACGGCCCGAAGGGTCAGGATCCACTTGCCGGCACCTATTCCGGAGGATTGTCCGTCGAATATGAGGCTTCGCTAAATACGATCCGCGCCGCCATCTCCAAAGCCACATCCTAACAGCACCGCACGGTGCAGGGAAAACGACACACCATGGAACGCTTCATCGACATGATCGACTTTCGGTCTGGGATGCTCTTGGTAACCGCCCGAGCCGCCAATGACCGGAACGGTAAGGCAATGTGGGTCGCGCGATGCGATTGCGGAACATCTGTTGTCCGCAACGGCGTGAACCTTCGTAGCGGAAGATCAAAGTCATGCGGTTGCACACGTCGGCTCGCTATCACTGCCTGGAACACGCGGCATGGGATGGCGCGCACCAAGGAATATTGGGTTTGGGTGGGGATGAAGAAACGCTGCACAAACCCGCAGCACAAGAGTTTCAAGTACTATGGCGGGCGCGGCATCAAGGTATGCGACAGATGGTCGTCGAGCTTCGAGAACTTCCTCAATGACATGGGACCGCGTCCCGCTGGGCTAACAGTCGAGCGCATTAACAACAACGGCGACTACGAGCCAGAAAATTGCCGCTGGGCGACGAGTCTTGAGCAGGCGCAAAACCGAAGGCCGAAGTTTTCGGAGACATCCTGCAGTTCATGCGGCCGAAACTTCGGCCCCGGCGATCATGGGTTTTCTCACTGCGAAGACCATAGGAGCGCATCATGACCGCCGCCGATACTTTCCTCGTTTGGGACACAACCGACCGCTTCCACAGCGGAGCGATCTGCCACAGCGCCGACGAGGCCAAGGACTTTATCGCCGGCTTGAAGGACCGGACAGGACTCCGCGTTCTCCGCATCACGGAAAGCGAGCTTTGCCGCGATCTTTCGGATGAGTTTCTGACTGAGCCCGAGCCCGTCGAAGAGTACCCAGAGACATTCAAGCGCCAGCAATACATGCGCCGCATTGGCAGCTACGGCTGGTGAAGGAGAGAAACAGATGACCCTTGGTTTCACGACGGAAACAACGCATCCAAAGATGCGAGTCCACACATGGATAAACATCAAGACGCTTGAGCCCTTCTACAGCATAGAGGCCAACGTCCGATACGGTGAGTGGGCTCACGTCCTACGAGACAGGAAGGTCTTGTTCTTTTCCTCCAAAGAAGAGGCGAAGGCCGAGATCAAGCGGCTTCAGGCGGTGCAGCCATGAACGTCCTTGATTTCCACGAGATGCGGCTGATGGACGACTACCGCGCTCAGACCGAAGCTCTTTCCAAGATCGACCGCTGGCTCATCACCTTGCTCGACGCCGGCATTCCATACAACGAAGCAACCGCCATTCTCGCCGATGTAGCGGGTGAGCCGGAAGCGATGGGGCGCGCGGCGTAAAATGGTCAGCGAGAAGCACAAGAGATGGCACCGCTGGTTTGCCTGGTATCCGGTGCGCAGCATTTCTAACGACCAGAGCATTCTCTGGTTCCGTACCGTCGAGCGCATTTACTCGGACGCGCATGGGGCATGGCTTCATCAGAATCTTGGGTGGAACACATGAAACTGCGCGTCCTTTCCCTGTTTGCCGGCATCGGCGGCTTCGACCTTGGCCTGGAGCGCACTGGCGGCTTCGAAACCGTCGCATTTTGCGAGATCGATCCCTTCTGCCGCCGCGTCTTGGCGAAGCACTGGCCCAACGTGAGGCAATACGAAGATGTCAGAGAACTCACAGCCGACACTCTGGCCAGAGACGGAATTGCCGTCGATGTCATCTGCGGCGGGTTCCCGTGCCAGGATGTCAGCCTTGCTGGCGCTCGCGCGGGCATCGATGGCGACCGTTCGGGACTGTGGCGTGAATATGCTCGCCTCATTGACGAGCTTCGACCGAAGTTCGCAATCGTGGAAAATACACCAGGCCTCCTTAGTGCCGGGTTCGGACGAGTTCTCGGGGACTTGGCCTCGCTCCGGTATGATGCTTGGTGGGACTGTATACCCGCGTGCCACATTGGCGCCAATCACGAAAGAGACCGCCTTTGGCTTGTTGCCTACGATGGAAGCGAGCAACACGAAGGCTATAGCCATGAGGTCCGCAGGCAGATCGCCGCGAGACTTCACCAAGCCGCTGCCGACGCTTACGCGGCGCGACTGGAAATCAAGCTCGATGGGCACGCAAGGAAATTCGCGCCCCTTGTCGGAGCACATGAATGGGCCGCTGAACCCGACGTGGGGCGAGTGGTTTATGGGGTACCCCAGCGAGTGGACCGGATTAGCGGGCTCGGGAACGCAGTCGTCCCGCAAATCCCGGAAATGATCGGCCGCGCAATTCTCGAAGCGAGGGCGGCATGACCCATCCCGACCACATCGCCGAAGATCTCCGGGCCAGTGAGGCGCTGTTCGAAGCGCAGGACATACAACCGGGCTTCTACGACTACCAGGCGCGCATGGCCTTCCGCGATTTAGTGCAGCTTCACGGCTTTGACGCCGCGCGCCGGCTGATGTTCCAGATCATCAATACCGAGAACGAGAGGAAGCACCATGGCTAAGGCGCCCGATCCCCGCATCATCGATATCCTTCGCACCTATGACGAAGACCCCAAGGAAGCGCTTTGGGATTGTCACGGGGTGTGGGTCGTCTACCACAAAGCCATCGAGCGCATCGCGGCCAAAGCAGGCATCACCTTCGACATGCCCGAGGTCGTGGAGGCTAAGTCGGCCGAGAAGATCGCCGTCATCATCGCCCGTGGCTTTATGTCGGAGCGGTCAGAGTGGTCTTTTGGCGAGGCGGCTCCGAACAACAACAAGAACTCCTATCCGTACGCCATGGCAGAGAAGCGCGCTAAAGACCGCGTGGTCCTCAAGCTGGTCGGCCTACACGGCCTCGCCTACTCGGAAGAGGAAAGCGACGACTTCAAGGGAGAACCCGAGAAGCCCAAGCGCCAGGTAGGCATCAACCCGCAGACAGGAATGGCAACCGCTCATGCGCTCAAGAAGGACGACGGCCCCGACAATTGGCAGTCGTTCCAGCGCGAATTGCTCGAATGCCAGACGGTCCCGGCAGTCGCCAAGCTTGCGATGGCGTGGTCAAGCGTGGCCGAGCGAGACAAGTGGCCGACGCAGTGGCGCGACCTTGCCAAGGAAGAACTGAACAAGCGCCGCGAAATCATCCTGAACGGCCCACCGGATGACGACTTCCCAGGCGATAGGCCGTCGATCAACGGCAACTCCTACGCAAACAATTATTCAGCCGGTTAGCAACGAGAGAAGCCCGGCGCCGCGAATGGCGTCGGGCAGAAGGGCCAAGGGACAATGGCAAAGAAACCAGACAAGCCGGTTTACTCGTTCATCCGCAAGGGCAACGTCTTGATGCCCGAGATGGACTACGACCTTCGCGCGCTCGATGGCGTGGCGAATGGGCAACGCGTCCGGTTGGAAATCAGGGAGTGGCGGAATCTCGATCGCCTTCGCGCCTACTGGTCGCTGCTTCATGAGGCAGTTGCCTCAACCGGCATGTCGATCGGCGCCGAGAAGCTTCATGAGGTGATCAAGCTAGAAACAGGACTGGTGGATCTCATCCGCCTGCCGAATGGCATGACCGTGGCGATCCCCTCGTCCATCGCCTTGGACAAGATGAGCGAGCCTGAGTTCATCACCTTCTTCCAGAGTGCCGAGGAGTTCCTGGCCCGCGTCTATGGCTTTGTGAGCGAGAGGAGCGAAGCGGCATGAACATCCGCCAATCCCGCCAAATCTGGCGCCGCGCCCATCCGGTTCGCCTCCCAAGCAGAGATACAGACGTACACGCAGAACTTCGCGCCGCATATCTAGGCGATCTGATCCGGCTCAAGCGGCTTGAGGAGGAAATCGCGGCGAAGATGGAAGCCGAGCTTGAGGAATTTGTCTGTGGCTGATCGCGCGATCACTTTAAACAAGGACGCCGTTGCTGCGGCTGCGAAGGCCATCGCCATCAGGGTCGATTCAATGGGCAGGGCGGCCACTTTGGCTGAGCAATGCGTGATAGCATATTTGACGGCCCTCCGAGATAAAAAGGGCGGCGGCAATGGCTAGGCATGAATTCTCGCGCAAGATCAAAGCCGCCGCCATCGCCCGTTCCGCAGGCAAGTGCGAACGCTGCTCGGCTACACTAAAGCCGGGAGAGGCCGAGTGTGACCATGTGCTCCCTGATGCGCTTGGGGGAGAGCCGACGCTTGCCAATTGCATGGTGCTCTGCCGCACCTGTCATCGCGGACCGGAAGGCAAGACGACACAGGATATTCGCCGCGTTCGCAAGGCTGACAGGCAGCGTGACAAGCATTCCGGCGCCGTGAAACCTGCCGGCAAAATCGCCAGCCGCCCCAAGGAAACCCGTCCCGCCACCAAGCAGGCACTGGCACCGAGACAACTGTATAAGGAAATTGCATCATGACCGAGGCGCTGAAGCCGTGTCCATTCTGCGGGGGGGTCGCAAAGCTTTGGCCCCCGACTTACGCGGAGGACAATCCGTCAGAGATCATCGGCCCAGCATTCGTCAATTGTCCCGACTGCTGCGTGGCGATTACCGGCACGTGGGAAGACGACGCAGCCGCCGCATGGAACCGTCGCGCCTCCCTTCCCGAAGCGCCAGCCGTGCCGGTGGCGGTGAGCATCAAACCGATGAAGTTGAGCGACGACCGCTGCGACTATTTCGTGTCGTTCAAGTGCGGCGATCGAGAGGTCACACCTCACGTCTTCTGCGAGCGTTTCAAAGCCGAATATCACGTTGCGCTCTACCGATGGCTCTTTGAAGGCGGCGAGGAGCCGGAGGTTCTGAAGTTCGGGGCCGATGAGTGGCCGGCCAGAACCTACACCGACGAGGAACAGCGCGCATTCGCCGCCCTCCTCTCCTCCCCGCCAGTTAAGGCAGCGGCGGTGGATGAGGAGGAAGAGATCGAAATAGACCGGCTGCGGCTGGCGGCATTCAAAACGAATAGCAATGAGGACAAGGCCGCCTATTATCTCGCTGTGTCCAAATGGTTCCAAGATCGCCACTATCGCGCCACCCTCGCGTCCCAACCCGCTGTCGAGGGGGAGGCGGTTGCTTCCGTTATTGAGCAACAGGCGTGGGATTGCAGCACGTGGCCCGACTGGCTGTCCGACCTTGTGGAACGCACAAACGAGGCAGCCGGCCGGCTCGACATGAGTTCGGAACAAGCACACGCATATGCCGCTCTGTCGGCTGTCGCCCGTCCCTCTGCCGCCGATGCGGGGGTCATCGAAGCAGAAGGACGGCGAATGAGCGAGACAAGCGCAGTTCCTAATCCCGGCAGCGTGAATGCCACAATGCGCGGCTGCACTTGCCCGGTGATCGACAATCATTGCGGACGAGGCGCATGGGGTGAGGACTTCCCCGGCGTGTTCATCTACGTAGCCGGCTGCCCGCTTCATTGGCCCGCAGGATCACGGCTTGGCCCATTCGTGGCAGTCGGCGCCCCCACCAACACAGGGGAGAAGCCGTGACCAAAGACCTCTATGTTGTTCGCGCGATCGAGGATCGGCAACTTGTCTGCTTTGTGACCGTCCACCCGATCTTAGGTGAAGTCGCCTTATCTGATTATGTGGACGAATTCCATACGGTCAAGCTTTGCGAATACGCCCGGCTCGACGAATTCTCTATGGGGTGGCCAGACAAGGCGCCAGCCTACCCAGACTATTTCACCTCAGAGGAAGAGACAAACTTCGAGACGCCTCCGCTTCTGAGCGAGGTTATGCAAGACGAAAGCGATGACCTGGTGTGGTCGCGCTTTGGTGTTGGTTTCGTCTACTTCCTTCGGCTGAACGGTCGGATCAAGATCGGCTATTCCAAGAATCCAAAGGGGCGGCTGATCACTCTGCAAACCTCATCGCCAGACCGGCTTGAGTTCATCGGCTGCCGTCCGGGCTCAGAAGAGGACGAGGCCAGGTTGCATGAAATCTATTACGACCTACGCGTTTCGGGGGAGTGGTTCTTAGACCAGGGATCGCTAACCCATGATCTTCAGCGCCTCAAGAGCCACCCGGATTTCCAACGCGACATCAACGCAGTCGGAAAACCGATACGCTATGATCTGGATTATTGACCATGACGCGCACAGATCCGATTTCCTACCCGCCGCGCGGGCTCTCCCGCGAAGAGGCAGCTCGCTATATCGGCGTCGGCCCAACCAAGTTTGACGAGATGGTCAAGGACGGCAGGATGCCAAAGCCTAAGCGCCTCGACGGCCGAACGGTATGGGATCGGCTGGCCGTCGATCTTGCCTTCACCGATATCCCAGAAGATGGCCACAAGAATTTCTTCGAAGCCGTCTACCGCACCAAGCGGGCATAGCGCTATGTTCGCCGCCATGAGGCATCCAGACTATCCCGGCGTTTCCGACATGGTGGACAGGCACGGCAAGGTGCGCTGGCGCCTTCGCAGGAGCGGGCATAAAGACGTGATGCTCCCTGGTGAGCCCGGCACTTTGGAGTTCGACCGTGCCTATGGGAACGCCATCGCGGGCCGTACAGCGGAAGTCGTTCAGTTTCCCGGCTCTGGCAATCCCCGAAGCCTCAAGGCTGCCTATCGTCTCCTAATGCAGACGGAAGAGTGGAAGTCCCTGGAGGACAAAAGCAAGACCCGGTATCAGCAGACAATCGAGCGCATATTGGATGCGCCTGCCGTCGGCAAAGATACGATTGGCGACGGCCCGGTTGAGGATCTGAAACGCGCCTACATCAAGGAAATTCTATCCGGCTTCCGCGACACGCCGCACATGGAACGCATCGTCCTGATCTGCCTGCGCAAACTGATCATGGTGGCGATCGAGGAGGAATGGATCGAGGTCGATCCCACCTATGGCATGAAGCGCAGCCCGAAGACCGACGGCCATAAGGCTTGGACGCCGGAGGCGATGGCAAAATATGAGAAGTTCTGGAAGATCGGCACGCCGCAGCGGACGGCTTATGCTCTGGCGCTATGGCTTGGGAACAGGGCGAGCGACGTAATCAGGCTGCGGTGGGATCATCAGACGGTCAAGCATGTGACGGTCGATGGCGTAGTGCATGAGGTGGAAGGATTTGAGTTCGTCCAGTTCAAGGGCCGGAAGCGCGGCAAGAAGATGTTCCTGCCGATGACGACCATGCTGGCGGACGAATTGGCGCCCCTGTCGAGGGACACGGAGACGGTGCTGGTATCGGAGCGGAAACACCCATACCGGGACGGCTCCATCAGCACGCAGTTCGCCAAGTGGTGCGACAAGGCGAAGGTCGATCCCGGCTACACCATGCATGGGCTGCGCAAGGCACTCGGCGTGAAACTGGCCGAGGCGGATGCTTCAACACGACAGCTCATGGAAATGCTGGGCCACAACAATATCGCCTTTGCCGAGCTTTATAGCCGTGAGGCGTCGCAAGTCAGGCTTGCGGTGCAAGCCATGGAGAAAGTATCGAAGATCGAGCAGGCCAAGCGCCAGCCCAAGATGACGGTGGTGAAATGACCACTGGAAACCTTCTTGGAACCCTTTTTGGAAACCGCTTTGTAAGGCATTGGAATTGCTCACAATGGAAACAGCAAGCAGTTCCCTCCATAGGTGGGAAATTCAATCGCTTGGCTGGCGGGTTTCCAAGCGATGTTTCCGTAGCGTTCCGGCGCATCTCGGAAACCACGATCCCCCTCGCCGGCAATAGCGACAGGAGAATAGGATGAGAACCTCGGATGATCGCTTGTTGCCGTGCCCGTTTTGTGGCGGCAGAGCTATGCTGCTGAAGGACCATAAGAAGCTTGGCATCTATGCAGCTTGCAGCGCCTGCTATGTTTGCACGGAAACGTCCAGCAAGGACGGCGCCGCAGCGGCTTGGAATCGCCGCATCCCCACAGAGGATTAACACATGGACGTGCCGGAGATGACGAAGAAGCAAAAGCGCGCGCTGCGATTGCTGATTGAGGAGCCCGCCCAAGAAACCCAAGACAGGCCGCTCGATGTCCTGTCCGACCTATCGCGGCTCGGGATGGTGCAGCGTCGGCCCTATCAGCACTATTTCAACGGTAGGCTATGGGACAGCTACGAGACGACCT